AGCAGCGTGTCGGCAAGGCTCTGACCTCTGATACGGCCAAGGGCGTCGCCCATGCCTTAGCTCGTGCTGGTGTTGGGACTGCGGGCGGTGGGGCAGTGGGCGCTGGAACTGGGGCGTTGGCTGGGGGTGTGAGTGCCGGATACAGGGAGCGAAAGTCCAAGGGGGGTAAGGGCTTCAAGAAGGGCTTTGGCGAGGGTGCTAGGGTCGGCGCCAGAAGTGGTGCGCGATCTGGCGCTGTCATGGGTGGGGTGCTTGGTGCTGGGGCTGGCGGCGTCAAGGCTCTGGAGCGATTTGCGAAGGCCCCAAAGTCCGTGACCATGAGGCATGGTGGGTGGTTTGGGCCTTCGGATTGGGGAGGTACCCTAGGCGGGCTGGCCGGTGGCCATCGTGGGGCGGAGCGTGCTACAGCGGCTAGCCGTGTGAAGAAGCGCGAGGCTAAGCACGAGAAGCAGCCCAGTCCCAAGACAGAGCGCAAGCTCCTCAAGGCGCGGTCCCAGCTCGAGAAAGCGCTGCAGCGTCGCAAGAAGTCCGGCCTTGATCTCGAGGGCAAGAAGGTCAAGAAGGCCGCCGACTTCGCGGGACGGATCATGGCCCACCTCATGAAGACGGGCGAGAGCGTGAGGTGGCACGACATCAAGGCCAAGGTCCGCAACCCCGTCGACATTCGGAACATGTCCAAGACCCAGAAGGCTACGGCGCGTGCCGGCGGGAAGGTGGGGCGCGCAGGCCGCAAGGCAGTCCTCGCTATCAAGAGCAAGCTGCAGAAGAAGTCCGAGATCACGAAGATCTCTGCGCCTGTAGGACCGGAGGAGCGAGCCCAGCTGATTGCGGGCCATAAGGCCAAGCAGGACAAGCTCGAGAAGCGGTTCGGCTACAGGAGTGCAGCCGATATTGTGGCGCCAAAGGCCTCGAAGCGTGCCCGCTCCAAAGCAAGCCGGAAGGTCAGTACCAGGATCGGTGAGATCGGGCACGATGTATCGAAGGGCGCTCGGAGTTTCGCATCTGATGTTGCCAAGGGTTACCGCGGCAAGCAGAAGACCTCGTCCTATGCCTGCGGTAGTTGTGGCAAGATGACGAAGACCTCTGCCCTCGGCAAGTGTGCGATGTGCGGCTCCAAGCACAAGACGGCCTCGGCTGAGGAGATGCGCGCCTACATGGAGAAGGCTACGCGGTAGACCATGCTCCACGTCACAAACCTCAAGGTCTTCAGTGTCGAGCTTGATCACCTCGACATGTCGTGGGAGATCGAGAACACGACCGAAGACCCCTGGGACTACACCTTCACCATGGAGCGGAGTGAGTCAGCCCTTGGCCCATGGGACACGGTAAGCCCTGCGTTCACAGACAAGTACCTGTTCCGCGACGTGGACGTGAATCTCCTCCACAGGTGGCGGAAGTTCTTCTATAGGATCAAGGTCACGGCAAAGTCCGACTCCTCGACTTGGGACTCGGAGCCAGCGGCCTTGGGGGCGAAGCCAGACCTCATCGCCCTAGAGGTTCGACGGCAAGAGCTGGTCCTCATGAGAGAGTACATCGGCAGGAGGTGCTGGATCTTCCCGCGCCGCACCTTCGGTCAGAGGTGTACGTGCTACGACCCCGTGTCCGGACACAGCATCGGGTCTCAGTGCCTGGACTGCTTCGACACCACCTACGTCCGAGGGTACTTGGACCCCATCGAGATGTACGTGCAGTTTGACCCGTCGTCCAAGCACACCCAGCAGCTACAGATCGGTGAGACTCAGCAAGACAACACCACGGCCCGTCTCATTGACTTCCCACCCTTGAAGCCCAAAGATATAATCGTGGAGGCAGAGAACCGAAGGTGGCGCGTGGCGCAGGTCAATACCACAGAGAGGTTGAGGGCGACCTTGCACCAGGAGATCGTGGTTCATGCGGTCCCGCTGTCGGACATCGAGTTCAAGCTCCCTATCCACATCGCCGACCTCGAGGCGATGCAGCCATCTCCGGAGCGGGCGTTCACGAACCCGCACAACCTCGAGGGGCACAAGGACGAAGAGTTCTTTGAGGCTGCTGTGGCTGTGTACGGGTACCGCGGAAGGTCAGGACATTGATCAGTACTGACCATATGGATGGCATGGGCATCGAGCTCATGAAGATCGCCATAGACGAGAAGTCGAAGCGTCGCATGGCGTCCGCTGCCATCACAGGTGGTGCAGTGGCTGGGAGCGGTGCCCTTGGCGCGGCGCTCACAGACGCGGCTCGGTACGCGCTGGTGCGAAAGGGCATCATCGACAAGCCCAAGGCTCTCAAGATCGGCAGGCTCGCAGGCGGGGCAGCTATCGCCTTGCCTCTCAGCCTGGCCACCATGGGCACCGGCTACTTGATGCGGGAGCAACAGGCCAAGCAGCGAGAGAAGATCGAAGCTGCCATGGCGGGCAAGAAGAAGACAGCATCGGAGACGTTCTGGACTCCCGACCTGCCAAAGGCCGCCCCCGTAACGAGGTCCGACATCTCTAAGTGGGAAGGTCGAATGCGGAAGGAGCAGCCCCGCGGGCATGGAGCTGGCGGGGCCATCCTTGGCGGAGCAGGTGGACTGATTGGTAGCGCCTTCAGCCGCGAGATGCTGAAGAGGGCTCCGGGCAAGGCCGGTAAGGTTCTGCCCATCGTCCTACCTGTGGCGGGTGCCGCGGTCGGTGCGGGGCTAGGCTACCGAAAGGGGAAGCGAGTCGCAGAAAAGCAGATCAAGGGCATGACGCCTGGGAAGTTCCAACTCAGTGCAGATCTTCGGGCGTCTAAAAGGGCTCTTGAAGAGGGCAAGATCGACCAAGCCAAGTTTGACAAGGCTTTCCTGAGCTACCTTGACGAGAGGAATCGGCTGGGTCAGGAGGCTTCTAAGCAGAAGACGGCTCTTGCCGCAGCCGCCGTCGGCCGCACACTGGGTAAGGCCACTGGGCTCACCGGCAAGACACTAAAGGGTGGTGTTGGTGGCGCAGCATTTGGTGGCGCATTGGGTGGCGGCATCGGCGCCGCTACTGCTGGTGAGGGCAAGAGGCTCGAGGGCCTTACTCGTGGAGCTTTGCTTGGCGCAGCCGCTGGTGGCTTGGGTGGAGCAGTTGGTGCCCACGGCAAGGGCGTAAAGGGCGCTAAGATCTTCGCTTACGGGGCGCCGGCTACTGGAGCGGCTGGCGGCTTGAGCTCAAGGTTCGGGATGGAGATACCCCGTCGACGGCCTCAGCCCCAGCAGTACTATAGGGGCAGGGCGTGACATCATCTACGGTACAGGTTCGTGCTCCGCTGTTGGGCAGCGACTCGTTCTCGTCGTGGGGTGAGAACCCGCTGTTCCATGTCACGAGACTGTGCCTGGCTTTTGTGCAGGGCCTGTTCAGCTACGCAGACACTGGGGCCTTCCATTGGGAGGAAGCCCACGAGGACACCGAGATCATTATTCAGGATGAGCAGCCAATCCACACCGACGTCGTCGGGAAGAGGCCTGCCATCATCACAGTGCGTAGTCCTGTGGCGTGGGCTGGTATCGCTCTGGACCAACTCCAGGACTACGACTTCAAGACCGGTGCCCGAACACATACCGACATGCTCTCTGGCAACATGACCTTCAACTGCATGAGCAGGGTCAAGGTAGAGGCAGAGCTCGTGGCGTGGTTGGTGGCTAGGCACTGTTGGATTCTTCGCAGGATCATGCTGCGGTCTGGCTTTCATGACTTCGGTCAGCGAAACCAGATTCTCGCAGCCTCCCCGCCCGGTAGCATCATTACCGGAGCGCAAGAAGCAGAGATCATCAACGTGCCTGTCGTTGTACCGTTCCACTTCCAATGGCAGGACCAGATCGAAACCAGGAACCAGGACGTAGTATCCGCTATCGAGAGTAGGATCTGCGCCCTTGGTCCGCAGGAATTTCGCCCAACGCCAGTTGCAGAGGGCGGCAGCCCTGGTCCCGGCATCAGAGGCACGGGACTGGGAGCCAGGGTCAGCGGTCTACGGAATCTACGGCATCCTTCGATTAGTGGTCGCGTGCTGACGCTCACTACTCGTACGTTGCCTAATTCCCAACAGCCCGCTGATCCGGTTTGTCAGATCGTAACAACGTAGGAGGAATGTCATGGCAGCAGCCGCAGAGCTTCCGCAGCCCGGAGTAGAGGTCATTCAGCAGCTTCGGACCGTCACGCCAGTGATCGTGGCGCCGACGCTGGCACCTTGCATCATGGGTGTGTGCAAGCAGATCCTCGAGGTCCTGGAGGATGATGGGACGGTGAACGCCGATGCCCTGGCCACGGGTCCGGCCGTCGCAACGGCGCCCAACGCCCAGGCCTCGTACGACATCGACACCGAGACCCTCATCGTCTCCATCGGGGGCGGGCCCAATCAGACCTTCACGTTCTCCGGAAGCGACCCCCTGACGGCGACGGTTGCGGCTGCGAACATCAACGCGGCCGCCATCGCTCCCGTGGGGTTCGCGGCCTACGCCTACAACGATGGGTCGAACAACTACCTCCAGCTCCGGACCACGACGTCTGGATCCGGCGCATCCATCAAGATCATTGGCGGCACGGCGCTGGTCGACCTCGGGTGGGACTCGAACGTCGGGTACACGTACTTCGGCATCGGGACCTACACGAACCGGAACGAGTTCATCCCGCAAACGTCGCTGCCCGACCCCCGCGGCATCATGGACGAGATCGACGTCGAGGAGGCAACGATTCGGTGCTTCGTGGACGTCGGCTCCGAGGTTCGTGAGTTCCTCGACACAGAATCCTTCCTTCGGAACGGAACCACGGTCATCACCGTGGACGATGCTGATGGGGACGCAACGACCCCGCTGTTCCTGCTCGAGTCCGGTGGCGAGAACTTGCTCGGTGCAGCGACTGCCGCTGTCCACACCGGCAACGTTGACCTCACGGTCGCGAAGGCCATCCATGGTCAGACCTTGATCATGGGCATTGATGGTGGCGCGAAGCAGACCCTCACCCTCGTGGGTCAGCCTATCGTGTCGATCATCTCCACGACGCCTTGGGACTATGTCGCCGATCTTCAGAGCAAGGACATCGTCTTCACGGTCAACGGCACCACGGTGACCTGCACGTTCTCAGCTGGGGTGGCCGACATCGATGGGGTAGTCTCTGAGATCAACGCTGCGGCTGTTGCAGTGCTCGGGGCCGGCACCATCATCGCCTATCGCTGTGACGAGTTCGGTGACGTCAACGCGGCGGGCGACTACATGGGTATGTTCTATGGCGGGGCTCCGCCGACCATCGTCGCTAACACCTCAATCATCGTCGAGGACTCGGCTGGGGGCTCCACCGCCGCTACCGTCACGGACCTGTTCGGCTCCGACACCCACTTCTACCAGAACAACACTGGTGACAAGGCCGACCCGAGTCAGCCCATCGACGACATCGAGGCGCAGATCGACACTCTTTGGGGCGGCAACGTCGCAGCCATCGACGGGTCGGACTTCCTCGTCCTGACATCGGCCACGGTCGGAGTGGAGTCCAAGATCGACATCGACTCTAACTCTACGTCACTGACCAACCTCGGTCTCACGGCAGCCGTCTACAACGGAGTCGCCTTCCCGATCCGAAGTGGGGACGCTTTCTACGCTGATGGCAGCTACATCGGCGACGTCCTCGAGGTCCATCCCGGTGCGGTCATGGGCCGTATTAGGGTGAGCAGTGAGGTCGCAATCACGTCGACGTACTCGACCTGGTACATCATCTCCAAGAACCTCAACACTCTGGATCGAGCCACGGAGTGGGGCATCATCGCTCCCACCGCCGACTTCTGGGTTGACACCCAGGGCGACATCCGTGTGAAGCATGACATCCTCAGGGACACGGCGGGCGATCCTGTCGCTACGGCGACGGTGAACATGTACTTCGCCTATACCGCCCTCAGGCTGGACGTGAGCCCGGACGCTGAGGAGCCGGCGCTCCTGGCCTTCGACGACGTCGACGACCTCGACGACGCTCTGGGCCCGCTGACCCCGGCCAACCCCCTGGGGTACGGCCTGAGCCTGGCGCTGCAGAATGCTGGCGCTGTGCGGGTCTATGGTATCGGTGTCGGCGATGACGCTGCGGACATGCCCTACGGCACCGTCACTGCCTGGCAGGAGGCCTACGACTTCTTGGAGGCTCAGGGAGTCTATGCTCTGGCCCCCATGACCGATGACTTGGAGTCTGTCCTTCTGGGCCGGACCCATGTTCTCGCCATGTCTCAGCCTGAGGAAAAGGGCGAGCGCATCCTGATCTGCTACCTGGGTCGGCCAGCTCGGAAGGCGGACACCATCGTGGGTTCTGGGACTGACGGCGACAAGCTGTCGGCCACCACCTTCGATACCAAGATCTCGAACCTGTCCCAGCTCCTGCTGGCAGCGGGTGTCGACCCCGGCAGCATCGCAGTGGGCGACGACGTGTTCCTCGACATCGCCACGGACTCGAAGAACTACAACGTCACGGGTATCAACGGCTCCGTGGTCACGATCAACACCACCTTCACCAGCGTCCAGAACACGGATGGCTTCTACTCGCTGGCGGACCTCACGACCCTCACCCTCATCTCCGAGACCTTCTCCGTGAAGGTGCGAGGCGCCGCAATCGCCTCAACCTCTGCGGGCAAGAGCGACGAGATCACCACCATCATCGCGCGCGGTAGCTCCTTCGGGAGCCGGCGCGTGTGGATGCAGCAGCTCGACCAGGCTCGGGCCACTGTGGAGAGTGTCGACTCGCTGATTCCTGGCTTCTTCGTCTGCGCCGCCAAGGCAGGCATGGTAGCTGGCAACCCGCCGTCGATGCCCTTCACCAACTTCCCGATGACGGGCTTCACTGGCTTCACGGGGAGCCACGAGATCTACACCACGCGCCAGCTCAACCAAGGTGCGGGTGGCGGGGCGGACTGGGTCGTCCAGACTGCAGAGGGAGTTCCCCTGGTGTCTCGGCACCAGGTCACCACGGACCTGACCTCGGTGGAGACCACGGAGCAGTCCATCACGAAGGCTTTGGACTACGTGTCCATCTTCATGAGGATCGGCCTCCGGAACTTCATCGGCAGGTACAACATCACGGACACCTTCCTGGATACCCTGGCCAGTGTCGTGCAGGGTCAGCTCCAGTGGCTGATGGATCACAAGATCATCGCCCAGGGAGAGGTCAACAACATCATCCAGGACGCCGACAATCCGACTCGGGTTCTGATCGACTGCACCGTGCAGCCGTACTACCCGTGCAACTATATCCGCCTGACGCTCGTGGTCTGAGAGGACAGGGGAACGTGGCGTACTGTAGAATCAACTCGAGGAGGACCTGATGGGCACCTTCGGAACGTGGAACCCCTACACCTCTCACGTGCAGGGCGGAATGGCAGACGGCAGGTTCGTCAGTGGTGGGCTCACCCTCATCGCTGCCGGACCTCCGCGTCTCGGCGAGCTCGGCGGGGCATCGGCCCTAGCTGGACAGCTCAGCTCTGGGGAGAGCGACATCGTCTACCCCATCGCTGCGCTGCAGAACGTCAACATGTCCCAGAACAAGACCTTCATGAGGGTCTGGGAGCTGGGATCAGAACGCAGCTACTTCATCGGTGCTCGGACCGTGGGACAGCTCGCCCTTTCGAGGGTGTACTATCACGGTCCGTCGCTGCTCCGGTGCCTGTACTCGTACTACCAGGACGAGATCGGGCCGGTTCAGGTGCCGTGGGTGTTCCCGAACCCAGGTGCCGCCGCCGTGGCCAACCCCCACGACGTGCAGATTCCACCGGGGTACGAGAACCTGTTCTTGAACCTGGCCTCGGACATGTTCAACCAGCCCATCGGCCTGATGATGTACCTCAGGGACTCGAACCTCGACACCATCGGGGCGATCTACCTGGAGTCCGTCGTCATCCCGAACCACACCTGGGCGACCGATGCTCAGGGCACCATCGTGCAGGAGACCGCCGCCATGCAGTACGAGCGGGTCGTGCCGGTGGCCGTGACGTCGCTGGCTCTAGTGTCTGGGCTCGAGGTAGCGGCATAGTGTAGGTGCATGTGGGGCCTGCGTAGGCGCCTGAGATGGCCCTGAGCCGGTCTCTGTGGGGCGCTAGCATGAATGACGTAGGTGGAGCCGTTTCCAGCCCTCAGGACGCAGGTGAGGGCAGTCTCGCACGATCCCTCGCGGGTATGGCCCGTGCTTCGGCCTCGGATTCGACGTCTTGGGCCATAAAGACGGCCGCAGCTGTACGTATGGGTCGTATCCGCGCCCACACCTCCCCACATGACCTCGAGGTACTCAGCAAGGAGGCTCGGGGCACATCCTTGATCAATACGCTCAGTACAGTGGCTGCTAGGTTGAAGCCGGCGGCCAAGAGCGTCAGCAAGGCTGTTGAGAACGTCACCCCGAAGCACGTCAGCGCCGTCGAGAGGAGCTTGCAGCGTGCTCCTCGAGAAGAGCTGCTGGAACGTGTGATCAAGATGTCGCCCAAGCTCGATGAGGGTGGCAGGGCGATGATGGGCAAGCTCACTGACGCCGGCCTGAAGAAGAAGTTGGTTCGGCTCGAGTCGAAGGCTGGTCGTAACAAGGCCAAGGCCGTCGTACCCAAGGAAGAGGTGGTGGGTAAGGCAGCCCCTGGCAAGATCGACATGAAGAATCTCGACGTGTCAGCTACTCCGCAGCGAGCCGGAGTGACACCCGCGGTGAAGCCGTCGGTCAATCCCTTGGCGGGTACGCACGCAGCTACACCACCCGTGAGGACGCAAGCCCCGTCATTTGGTACTGGTGGGACGCCGATTGCCCCAGCTCGTTCTGCTGCACAGGCAGCACCTGCAGGACGGCCTCTTGGCCCACCGTCCATCGGCATGGGTGGACCTGCGCCTGTCGGATCCTTGCGAGCTCCTGCCCCAGCCCCAGCAGGGGGCATTACTACACGGCAGGCAATGATAGGTGGGGGCGTGCTAGGGACTGGTGGGATTGCGGCCGGTACTCTGGCATCTAGGCAGCCACAGCCCCGTCCTATGCGTCCCATGTTGCCTAAGGTCGGCGCTGAGAAGGAAGCCGGCCTCGTGACTACCGCTGTCCAGGGCATCAAGAATCTGGCTAAGGGCACCAAGGCGGGTGTTGATGCGGCTGCCAAGTCCAAGGCTTTGATCCCATGGGGCGCTAAGGCAGGCATTGGGGTGGGAGCTCTTGGTCTTGGCGGCGCCGCTCTCTATGGGGGCGTCAAGGGTGTCGGCTACATGAACCGGAAGAAGAAAGAGTTCCAAACCAGGCCGTACCGGCATGGTGCCATGGGCGTTCAGCCTTGGCAGCGCACACAACAGATGTAGTGTGGTACAAGAATATTGAGGAGGGTCGTTATGATCGTAGAGGTTGTTGCGACGCTCGCTCTCCTGCTACGGCCGCTACCGCTAAGGGTTGACGCGCCCATAAGCGGTTTGATCAGTACCGCGGCAAGTGACATGGCTGGGGCAGCTAAACCGAAGCTAGCCTCAGTTTGCTGTGCTTCTTCGCAGGAGGGAGACGTTGACTCGTGGGGAGTCCGATACCTGTAGCTGGTTTGCGGCCGGGATTTTTGAGATGTTTGAGACGCGCCAAAAGGAAGCAGGTACTAGAGCCTTTAGGCACCCGGTAACCGGCATTGCGTCTAGGGTGGGTAAATAAGGTCGGACAGTAGTTCCACGGTGGTGGGGCCGTGGCCGTTCTACGTGGCAGTGCCATCACAGAAAGGGGTAAGAGGCGGGTCATGATCTATAAAGGATTGTGGCCCGTCTCCCCATGTCCGCTCTCTTTTAGCTACTGATCTTGGTATAAGAACAATAGCGAAAAGGGGATTACGATGCACATCATGACCGACAGGCTCATCGAGCTGCTCCGGGGAAACCCGGATCCGTTCGACGAGAATCCGAACAGTGAGACGACGCTCTCGATCTTCCGCGTCAATGCGGGAGAGAGCATCGTTCACCTTTGCATCTCAATGGGGCTCCCAGCCCTCTTGTACTACGAGGAGCACCCCAACCGCGGCTCGCTCACCCTGTACCTGAGCGAGGATGCGGCGCGGCGCATAGTCTCCGCCATCGGACAGGACAGGGACGACGACCAGCCTCGGCGGCACAGTGCTGTCGAGACGCAGATGGAGCATGAGTTCAGGCGACTCGTGCCTCCGCGGTCGCGTCACTTGGCCGAGCTCGTCTTTGGCGGGTGATCCCACTACAGAAGTAGCCCCTTCGCTAGGGGCCACGGGCAGAGGGGTCGGCGAAGTATTGCCCCTCCACCCGTGGTCCCTGGTTTTTAGTGGGTCATTGCCATTGGGCACTCACATGGGTAGAGTTGGGTCGTCACCTCCATCTTGATCCCATGTGACGCACCCCTGGGCCTTACGGGTCCAGGGGTATTCTTTTGCATAGCTAAGCAAAGGGCCCCAGGATAATCATCCCGGGGCCCATCAAACCGAACGTAAGTATGCGAGAGTGGTGCTTATGGGTTTATCTAGCACATTGGCTGAGCCCTCCGAGGGTTAGGATCATGAGGTGTTTTTTATCTCGCCCGTGACGGGCGCTGTCTTGCCGGGCTTTTCCCGGCGCGGAGCATGGTCCACCTCCGTAGTGATGGAACTGCCCAGTTGCATCATTCTTGTATCACTTCTTGCGGGGCTTTTCAAACCAGAGCGGATCAATGCCGGACTCCAGCTTGTCGGGCAGGAGGACGTCGAGTATCGGCGGCTCGGGGAGACCTGCTGGAGGTATCTCTTCGATGGTGTCCTCGTCGTCGCGGACCTTGGAGGGAGCGACCTTGACGGGCTTCTCCTTCTTCTCGCCGTGGAGGTAGGCCTCGAGGAGCTCGAGGAGCTGGTGCCAGTCATACTCCCCGCCGCCAGCGACGTACGTCAGGAACTCTGCTTCATGCGGCTCCCACTCCACGCCGGGGTCATTGAGGGCGTGCTCCGCCATTTCGATTGGTGACATGTCGCCTAGATACAACTCGAGCTCGTTGAGCCCCGACCCTGGGTCAGGACCCGGCTTCAGGACCTTCAGGACCTGGAACGGGTCAGGCGGTTGAGGCTTCATGTCCTCGAACACTCTCAGTAGGAGGTCAGGATCAAACTCATCCACTTTGGTCATCCCGTTGCTCCGCTAGGTACTTGTAGAACCACGCCACCGATTCAGGGTCTTCTGTTGCGAGCTGTGTCATCCTCATCATGTGCAGCTCGATCATGCCCTGAACTATCTCAGTGACAGAGACGTGGGTGTTGAGCTCGCGCTTCAGGCGCTGCTGCTCTTGATTCAGAAAGCGGGATTGCTCCCTGGTGACGACGACGACAAGCTGCCTGCCGTCAGCTTTTGGCACGTGGCCTCAGTGGGATGACCCCAGGCGGGAACTCACCCATTTTCACGTCAGTCCCCTCAAGAACGATGGTACCCGCATCGATCATGGCTTTGCGGTCACTCTCGATGTCTGCCTTGAGGTCGGTGATTGCGGTCCAATACATGCCGACATGGTCTGGGTTGTCACGCCCAGCCACGCCGCGTATCAGGAAGTTGTTCTCGACTAGGGCCCGTATCGCACCGGCTATGCCCAAGGTATCGAACTTCATGCCCTCTGGTAGGGCATTGGCGACGGCTTGGTTCAAGATCGTCGCGGATACGGGACGGCCCGTAACCTCGAATAGCACATCGCATTCGTCGAGGATGATGCGCTCCAGCTCTGAGAGGCGCTCGGCTCTGGCTAGAAGCTGCTCCTCCACCAGTCGGTGCTTGGCCCAGAACAGCCCGAGCTGTGTCACAGTGGTCTCGCCGCGAATGTACTCGAGGTTCTCGGCGTCTCCCTTTATGGATTTCTGGAGGTCCTCGGCCATTTTCAACAGGTCGCCGTACCTCTTGGACAAAGCATGCAGGCAACAGATCGCTTGTTCTGTCTTGCCGTCGGGTTTCATGTAAGTCTCCTCTCGGGTTTCTTGTACCCGATCAGAGCTGCTTCCACGCGGAGTATGCCTGCCACACGACTTGCGCCGACGTCCTGGGGTTCCCTTGCTCAGCTTCCTCGATGCGCTTCTCCAGTGTTTGGAGGATCAGTACCGCGGAGCTGACGCCGTACTTCTTGAACTGGTCGATGCGGCGCTTCATCCATTTCTCATGCCGGGCCCGCTCCGGGAAGCAGAGTATCTCAGCCTGCACGGCTTCGGACTCATAGAACATCCGCCAGTTCGGGTTGAAGACATAGCGCAAGGCCATGAGGGGGCCGTGTGATTGCACTGCATGAGCTAGCTCGTGGACCATGAACGGGGACGGCTCCATGCCCCAGTCCCATCCTGGGTGGTCGTAGATCGTTGTTCCGATGGTGGTGCCGTACCCTCCCATGAATGACTCATCCCGCTCCGTGTCGGGGTCGTCCTTGATGTTGGTGATCTTCAGGGCGTTCAGGATGGTGAGACAGAACGCGATGAGCTTCATGAACCACGAGTTGTCTTTATCAACGAGCCGGATCTTACAGGTCGTCCGGCTGAAGTACGTCAAGAAGGATTCCTTCATAATCGATCTCCTTGGCTCTGATACTACACTAACGGAAAGGGCCAGCGAAGCTGACCCAGTCCTTTCACTTCTTGGCGGCTAGCGCCGCCGCGGCTATCTCGTACGCTTGGCGTCCGAGGTTGCTGTCGCACGCCGGGCAGACCTTCACGTCTACCTCGACACCTGCCTTGGTTTGGTACCCATCACCATCGGCCATGGGGATGCAGAGGTTGCCGCAGCACTCACACACTGTGGTCATGGCGTCCTCAGGAATTCTTCCTAGTGCCATTGATCTCTCCTAGCGTGGCTTTTAGGGGGCCAGCTGATCTGTTCCACCCCATGGCGCATGCGTCTTCACGTCTGAGGACGGTCATGGCTACGAACTTGTTGGAGTCGAACTTGCCAGCGATGAAGACCGGCGCCTCGAGAGAGTCATGCCTGATCTCCACTAGGATGTTCAAGTCCTTGTGGGTCTTGATGCGGGCTCTGCCTTCCTTGAAGCCTGCGTTGATTACTTGCGTGATGATGCTTACGGGGAGCTCTCCACCAACCCTCTCCTCCCACGACCTCCTGAAGTGCTCCGTCACATTGACGGCGATCATTGTGTCTCCGGGGTGATGCCACACGAAAAAGGTTCAGCTTTCGCCTCAACCGCTCGTCGCGTGAGCTCGGTTACTCACCTGTCTCTAGATACATAGATCTTATGCCTCTTTTTCTTTCATTTTTTCACTTTGATCGGGGAGCCGTACTTCACTGTGGAGCCGGGCTTGTACGAATCGAAATTGTGCTCGGCTTGTGTCGTTGCATCGATCACGGCGTCGACGAACTCGTCGACCCTGTCGAGGTGGATGTTGTAGCAGCACCCGTAGTGCTCTACCAACAGGAGCGTGATCTCCTGTTCCGTCTCGTTGTAAGAGATTCTGCGGAACACTTCCGCCAACTCAGTACCAGGGGGCGGTACTGGCCTACCGGCTAGAAGTGCGTCTTTGTAGTCGAGGATCGCTCTACCGATCTTGCTCGCCTCCTCCGCTTTCTCGGCCCTGCTCAGCCTCGGGTTGTCGAAGAACCTGAACAGGACGCTCGTCCCGCTCGCCGATATCATCTCGTGAAATTTCATGCGGCCCCTCCATGATGTGGCCCAACTCCTTCATTCTGCGGAGACCCTTCTGCAATAGGAACGCCGCCTCTTCTATGAGCTCCGTGGATAGCAGCTGGCCGCCGCATAGCACGGATACGATCATCATGTCCATGACAGACTCGACGTACTGGGCGTCGCCATCAGTCCCTGGCATGAAATCAGACCAGTCCAGGAAGACGTAGAATTGGAATGTGTCTCCTTTACCGACTGCATCTATGGTGATTGGGGGTATACCGTCAGCGCGCCACACTCTTCCTCTGGTGTCCAGGAAAGTGGCGACTTCATCGTAGGTCACGATGCCTCCTAAGGGGGTTCGAGGTCCTTATACCACGGATCGATGAATGGTCTGCTTCGTGGTACAAGAGAATAGCGATCCGATGGAGTCCTCATGACTAAGCAAGGCGTGAAGTTCTGTCCTACATGCGGTCACAACGACGAGCTCGAGAAGGTGTGGCCAAGCTCAGGAGGTGGGCATACAGAAACCTGGAAATGCAAGCACTGTGGCGAGGTCTGGCACCACCAGAGGGCGGGAACCCGTCCTGGTGTGGGCCTCAAGGAGAAGTACACCGTCCTCAAGGGGGACGGAGAGCCCATGGAGGGGCCTAGCTTCGTCTTGGTCCTGACTGATGATGCAGCGAAGGCTGCGCTCAGGGCGTATGCCATGGCTACCCTCAACTCCGACCTGGCGTCCGACATCAGGAACATCTTGGCTGACATGTCGAGGCACCCTGATCGGTACCCAGACGCTGGAGACGAGGGTCGGCTCAACGCTGGTGTGAAGTACCGTGCTTTTGAGCAGGGTACAGCCGGCAGTATCTTCATCATGAAGCCCGGCTTCGAGGAAGATTGATGAACGTCGTCTGCCTAAACTGTGGAGTCCCGATCTACAACTGTACCATCGTTGGAGAGGTATATTCTGGGACGAAGGTAGAGGCGCACCATTTCGTACCGCTGCGTGATGACGTCCCGCAGCCTACAGACACCCAGGAGATGCGTTGTCCGTTGTGCGGCGAGTTCTTCTGCAAGATCGGCACCAATGTCAAGGGGGACGGAGCAGTCCTCCTCAAGCTCGAGGGTGGGGCGTGGTGGCCACATCCACCTGTGGAAAAGAGGGTTGACCAACGCCCTCGATCTGTTATTCTGAACGATGAACCACGGGATCGATCCAAAGGAGAGTGACATGGGTACCGCAGCAGACGCGCTACGAGCGCGCAAGAAGGCTTCGGCCAAGAAGGCCGGGTCGAAGAACAACGGACAGACGTCCCCCGCAAAGGCAGCGCCGAGGAAGGCCAGGAAGGCCACCAAGAAGGCCGCTGCCAAGCCCAAGGCGAAAGCCGCTTCCAAGAAGGCGGCCAAGAAGACCACCACCAAGACCACCAAGGCGAAAGCCGCCCCCAAGAAGACGGCCCCCAAGAAGGCCGAAGTCGAGCGCACCTTCGACAGGGACCGCAACGACGGGCTCAGGCCCGTGGAGCGTCAGGTCCTCTCCATCATCGAGAAGGGTGGTGGCGAGATGAGCATCCTGAACATCGCTGCCAAGCTCTTCAAGAAGAAGGCCGTGGACATCCCTCGAGAGGGCCCTGGCTCGGTGAGGGTGGTGCGCAACGCCATCCGCAAGCCGGCGGAGTACGGCCTCCTGGACTGGAACCGCAAGGCGGGTCGGGGCATCGTGAAGCTGCTCCCCGCCTTCAAGAAGTCCGGCCTCAAGGCCGCGGAGCGCTACATGGAGAGGGCTCGCAAGGCTGGCAAGGACGATGAGGCTCCGAAGGCCCCCAAGAAGGCTAAGAAGGCCACGAAGAAGGCGGCCAAGGCTGCCCCCAAGAAGGCCGCGAAGAGCAAGAAGGCGCCGAAGAAGGGCACCAAGAAGGCCGCTCCCAAGAAGACGGCGCGGAAGAAGCCCGCCAAGAAGGCCAAGGGGAAGAAGTAGGTACCCCTCCCGGGTAGAGGGTCGGCTCGGTTCGTCCGGGTCGGCCCTCTTTCTTTGGGATCACTATGACCAAAGACATGAAGCCGTCGCCACAGCAGGTGAGCGACATTGCCGAGATACTCGGCATCGAGAACTCCGAGTGGGCGAGCCTAGGCGCTGAGGTGGCGACGGTAGTGGACGCGACCAACACCGCCTATGGCGACGCCTTCTCAAAGTCAGGCGACTTCCTGAAGCTGCTGTACCCAGATGGGATCAAGCCAGAGCAGTACCAAGACATGCTGGCGCTGGTCCGGGTCTTCGACAAGCAGATGCGGATCGCCACGAACCCCGGTGCGTTTGGTGAGTCTCCGTTCCGGGACATCGCCGGCTATGGGCTCCTTGGGTACAGGGAGCACATCCGTGCGGGAAAGGTCCTGGAGCCCTGATGCCCTTTCCTGGAGCTCCTCGAGGATTCGTATGCAACGTATCGAAGACCCACGACTCAAAGGCGGAGACCTGTACGTGCTCGGCTTGTGCCCGGCTTGGTCGGCCGGGGCTGATAGAGGGCAAGTCAGTGCGCATCCACCCCAAGTTCCCTGTGGATCATCTCGTGGGTTTGTACAAGGTGGAGGAAGTAGACCCGCAGAACAACGAGCCACACGCGAAGACCTGCGCGGTGAAAGACCCCGAGACTGATGAGGCGTGCGGGGAGCAAGTAGAGTGGAACGTCTGGCACGACAACCCCGGCACTGCCCCAGAGGGTGTAGTGGTTCAGGTGTGCGATGATCACCTGTCGCTGGTGTTGTCCACCGAGGGACGTAATGTCGTCTGGGCAGAACCGCCCAACAAGTGAGACGTACTGCGAGACCATCGCAGCGTATCAATGGCACATTCGTGAGGTAGGACCGGAGGGCGTCCTTTGCCACGGGAATCCCCGTCGCAGTAGGACGCTCTGCGGTCTGCCTTCGTCCTGGGACATCAATGTTCCAGTAAGTGACAAGATCAACGAGTCAACACGCAACGATTGGGGCACAGGGATCTGTTCCAAGTGCGTTTCGATTTACAACGGGATCAGGAGGAGGCGAGATGGGAGTACGAAAATGTGATGTATGTGGGGTGAGCCTACCCGACGACAACCCCGAGAGAATGCACTTCATCGGGAGCGCGGATAAGCACGCTTGTCTGGCTTGTGTTGACCAAGCCGGCCTGTCCGCACTGAAATCATTCTTCCTAGACGGATCAACTACTGGTGAAATCGGTAGTAGAGTGTGTGAGGCCGTAGGGAGAATCCGTTCCGCGGCCGCGGCCGCTAAGGTCAGCCCAGACAAGCCTGAGCCCGCTCGCAAAGCAAACAGTGTTGTGGTCGGTGACAAAACCCTAGCCACCATCGACGGCGAGGTGCTGTGGATGGATGAGGACACCGGTTCCTGGCACCCTCTGCGGATCAATGAGGGTCTTTTGGGTAGGGTCCTCGACATGGAGAAGAGGTTCGTGGCCCAGGGCGGTGACGTCTGTAGCAGGGTCAGTGAGTTGGGTCGGCGCATCGACAATCATGATGGCTTGGAGTACAAGATCAACGGCGTAGCCACTGCGCATAAGAAGCTCGAGAAGGAGTTCAACGATGTAGCCAACCACCTAGGCGACGTCACGCGCAGAGTCGAGAGTTTGGAGCGCACCGTCAAGAAGAACAGTGACTACATCGCCATCTTGGAACTCGCAGAGGAGCTCGATGAACAAGAAACAACGTGAGCAGGTAGGCGATCTGCTGAACAAGGCCATGGAACGATTCGATGATGTCCAACTCGATTGTCAAGGGAAGCAGGAGCACGGCCGTATCGTTGTGTGGATGCAGGCGATGTGGGGTCTTTGCAGCGCGGCACGAGACATCGTGAACCATCCCCGCCCTCCCAAGATGACGCAGCGGCAAGTCATCCTTATGGCCGACGCCTTTGCTTACCTACTCGATGCCAAGGCGCATATTCCTGGGAGTGACGTTGTCAAGGACTATGATCTTTCTGCCTTTTTGATCAGGGCTTGGACCGTACACCTGCCCTTCCTCGACAAGTTCCGCGGCATCGGCCACCCTTCCGACGTAGTAAAGAGGGGACTGAGGATCGAATGAGTTATGATCCAGGAGTACACAGGTCGGAGCTGATCATTTGGAGTGGTGGTCAAACCGGTGTCGACCGGGGAGCGTTGGCTGCTGCTCTGAATGAGCCATATGGCCTCGTTCGTGCTGGTGGGTACTGTCCCAACTCGTGCAAGGCCGAAGACGGCATCATCCCTAGGACGTATCGCAGGGTCCTCAAGCCGCTGGAGTCGGACAACTACGTCGTCCGTACCGAGAAGAATGCCTTGGAGTCAGATGGCACCGTGGTCCTTATCACGGACACAGCGCAGCTCTATGGCGGTACTGCAACGACTCTGAAGTACCTCAGAACAGCAAAGCGACCGCACCTGATCCTCCATTGTGAGACCGATATGGAATTCGACTGTGGCACGGAGGTCGAGCTCCTCAAGAAGTGGGTGGAGTACGTCAGGGCCAAGAAGTTCTTCTACGCGGATGGTGTGTTCACGGACCTGAAGATCAACTTCGCCGGGCCTCGAGAGTCAAAGGCGCCCGGCATCGAGGAACTGACCCAAGAAGTCCTTGGGTTCTGGCTGGAGGACTTGAGCGCATGAACAAGAAGCAGAGACAGAAGGTATACGATCTTGTCGAGGCGGCTAGGGCACGCTTCATCGAAGTTGGGGATCTGAACAGCGGCTATGGCGCCATGAACTCCCGCCGTGTTGAGGAGTGGATGCGTATGATGGAGGAGGCCTGTGTCGTCATCAATGACGCCGTCAGCCACCCTCGGCCCCCAAAGTTCAGCAGGGTACAGGTTGCTTTGATGGCTTCGGGCTTCATGTACCTATTCGACGCCCGAAATACCATCAATCGCCATGTGCCGATCAAGGATGCGGCCGTCTCTGACTACATCCTGCGGGTGTGGGGGCTCCACCTTCCCTTCTTGGATCGATTCAGGGGCAGGGGGCATCCCGATGAAGCGGAGAAGCTGAGGTTGGGCATCACATGAACCTTCCAGACAACGTGACGTTGGGCCGGGCTCGTAGAGCGATGATGAAGGTCATTCGGCAGGACACCAAAACGGACTGTCCTTGCTGCGGCCGCAACGTGCAGAGGTATCGTCGGCACCTCCACAAGGAGCAGGCCGACTTCATGGTCGAGTTGCTTCGTCATGGTGGGGACAAGCGCTTCATCCAGTCGTCCACTGTGATGGGGCACGATGCCTCCACGACGAAGTCCAGTACCGACGCTGCGTACCTGGTGTGGCCAGGCATCGAGCTGCTCGAGGTGGAGGGCAAGGGCCACTACCGCATCACTGGCAAGGGCATGAGATGGCTCAGGGGCAGGCTCAGGGTGCCGGCGTGGTTCGACACGATGCTGGGTACCGTCATTGGTACTGCACCTGAGAAGGTCACAATCCACGAGGTCCTCGGCACGAAGTTCAACATCCACAAGGTGCTGCGCCCTCCCCGGAAGGTGCGGTACGATACTCAGACCCGCGGCTACATGGACGTAATCCGCGGCGGTGATCGTCCAGACCGTAGACGAAAGCAGAGGGGGTGACATGGCGCGGATCGAGAGAGCATTTGTCAGTGCTGAGCTGGCTGCGGCGTTCATCAGCGGACTGAGCTACGCCAATGACGGCGACATCACGACTCATGGGTTTCAAGCCCGAGGCCACCTCTTCGTAGCCATCTTCGATGACGATACGCACGTAGAGGATCAGCTATTCAAGGTCGGCGCGCTGCCTTGCCCAATCGATTCTATCGAGGGGGCGGATGCCGAGTCGGTCAAGTTGGTTCGAGACTTCATGCTTGAGTACTTCAGAGATGCCCCGCCGGGGGCGATCCCCAACGTTGAGGTTATGATGTCCTTCCTGGACGAGTGCATAGCGTACTGGGCGCAGTGATGTCACCAGCCTGCAACTATTGCGGCAGGATGCTGGTCACGGATGCGCAGCTTCAATTTGGATACTGCGGGGCGCGGTGCAAAGACCAACGTCGTGGCACTGAGACATCCCCCGCCAAGATCGAAGCCGAGGTCCATAGGCTCATGAAGCAGTACGACTCAGGTGGATGGAGGGGGTGGGAATGAAACTCACGACGCTCACGACGTGTAACCAACTCGACGTGTCTCGTGGCGACGTCATAGCTACTACCTCAGAGAATGGCGCACACAGCGCCATGGTGGTGCGCGTCCTGGATTCTTCTACGCTCGTGGTCACTGACAAATGGTGGCACAAGCTCTGGATCAGGACTACGCTCTGGCTCGAGCGCAAGTGGATCATTTGGAAGGTGCGAGCATGAACCTGTGGTGTAAGGGGTGCGGCAAGCAGCATGTCGTGGACTACAACGGCTCCTACACCCTGACCTCGAACAATTCTGCCACGTGTGAGTGCGGCGGCTTCTTGATCACCTCAGACTACCTCCCTGAGGTAGTGCGCGCCCTTCATGAGCTGCTCACCAACGATCCACTAATCCACTGGACCGATGAACGGAGGATGGAGGTGTTCGGCAACTACTGTGTGGACTGCGGTAGTAATGATCCCAAGTGCTGTTGCATGCGAGACGACTAAAAGGAGCCGTAATGGGCATAGGAGAGATCCCGGAGGGTGCTTTGTCGGCGAGGCTCGAAACCTACCTCGACGGTGAGGCACTGTTCAACGACATCTGCTCCTCCGTATCGGAGGCGCAGTTCGCTACGAGCATCGAGGTCGCAGCCCCCGCTGGGCAAGCTATTGCGACTTACATCCGAACCCCCGACGGGGACAACTGCACCCCCGACGTCGTGACGTTGGCCACACCCCGCTCATTGCGCTCTGTGCGCGGGGTCGATGTGGTCACGACCCCCTCCGTCTCTGGTGATCAAGCTTTCGTGGTCCATACGGAGAAGGCGGAGCACCTCCTGAACGATGTGTGCGTGCTCTTGGGCTGCCAACCCACCCGTGTGAGCCTGCCCCGCCGGGTAGACGAGCTGATGGCCCATGAGTAGCGACGCACAGATGCGATGCCCCCTGTGCAACGCCACTGGGGAGGTTGAGGGTGAACTGTGCCCGCTCTGTTGCGATGGGGAGGATGGTCAAGTCGCGGTGGAGAAGGCCGTGCTCGAGCTCTACAAGGCCTTTGACCGTATGAGGGAAGAGCATAACACCCTGCGCTGTAACCACGACGCACTCGTACGAAGACTTCGATCCAAGGGGCTGGCATGAACATCGATGACACAGTACGAGAAGACGCTGAATCCGCGGGCTGTGATGAGCTGATCGAGGCCGCAAGGATACTGGATGAGGTCGAGGCCGGTATCCCTCGAGGGTGCAGAGCACGGTCGGCTTTCATCATGGACAAGGCTCAGGAGCTGAAGGAGACGTTCATCAACGGGAACAAGTCCGACGTGCTGAAGGCGCTTGAGTCCATGCCGAAGACAGTGGCCTTTGCGGTGTTGGCTACGATCATGGACCTATCAGATGGCAAGGACTGGAAGAACCCAGCCATTGGCAACTACTTCCGGGAGGTGGCATGAGTCTCAAGGACCAGCTCGAAGACCTATCTCCTGAGGACCAGCAACGAGCCCTGCGTATGCTCGATATCTACGGCAACATCTTCCTCATCGAGGAGGTGAGCCGCGACGGCACCAAGACGAGGCGTCTCCTCGACTCCAAGGACGTGACCTTGATCTCAGTGGAGAGTCGGAACACGTACTTGGTGCGCGGTACCCCGCACCCCAATGACTGGGAGCGCATCGACATGGGCGATCTCGATCCTTCTATGCTTAGGAACGAGATCACGGGGGAGTCATGGTCCGACTCGGTCCAGCATATTGAGGCCATCAAGGCGGAGGTGGAAGCGACTGGGGAGGGGGTGGTTGTAGCTACGCAACTTCCGGGGCTATGCACGAGGTGCGGGCTGAATCATAGCAGGAAGGGTAGCGCGCTATGCGGGCCGTGCTGGAATGGCACGCCTAATGTCGACGACATCATCCATGCGGCTGTGGATGTGCCGGATCCTGGTGTGCGTGCAGCGAGACGAGCTCGCATCGCTGAGAACAAGGCCAAGTACCCAGGGCCGCCGCCCATCACGCCAGAGGCCATTGCTGAGGCCGTGCAGGAGATGGATGAGGCCCTTGAGGCTGCGTGTGACTGTGGAGGTCTAGCGATCTTCGACAGTGGCGACATGGCAGAGCTACCAGAGCACTGGGTCCACGTCGAGAAGTGCGATGAGTGTGACGTCTTCGAGAGTGATGGAGATGCTGCGCTGGACATAAGCCAAGAAGCTGCGTGGTGGTGCGTGGAGTGCGAAGTGATCGTGGAGAAGGATTACCTCGATGAGCATTGCGCGGACCACCCCAAGTTCAAGAAGCTCAAAGGCCATAGACTCAGGGCCATCGTGCTCATAACACATGCCCAGGACTATGGGCTGGAGGTGGAGACAGATGGGGGAGATCAGCATAAAGAGCCCGAGTCAGGGACTGATGGAGGCGTTCCGGGATAACGCCCTGGAACGGGACAGACCATGCCCGATGAGGTGGTGGGTGATCTGGGTCAACAACTACGGTCACTTCATGTTCGCCGGTACTGAGGCTGAGGCCGAGGAGCGCCGCGCCGACAAGTGCAAGTGGGAGGGCGCCATGGGTAGGAAGCGCCCGGCCACTGACGAAGAGGTGCGCGCCAACAAGGCCCCTGACAGCATGGAGTGGGTGCCATGAGCAGGAGTGAGCTCACACTGAATGATATGGTCCACTCCATCCTTTCCGACAATTCCGTGAAGAACATACGGGAGATCAATGACGTCGAGTTCACGACGCACATCAGGAGGGCTGTGTACGAGCTCGCTGAGAAGAAGCGGGGCTTGATGCCACATCCCATGGAGCTGGACTGGGACTCGCTCCAAGCCACGAGGTCCAGGGGCTTCCCGGTCTTCAAGGGGGCGGAGAAGGTAGTGGTGGTGGCGCCAGGGCCCACGTACAGGCCCCATGGCTACACAGCTTCTGATGATAAGGGCGACCTCGAGGAGGGCCTGAATCGGTACTCAGCCTCTGCGGCCGCAGCAGATGCCAGACTTGAGTCCCCGGAAGGCCTCAGGGAGCAGATCCTCGAGCTCGAGGAGAAGCTGGCCGCTGCAACCAAGGAACGTCGTGTTGACTTCCTCGGATCGTGGCTCAGCAAGCCCATTGGGGGTGTGTGGTGAACGAGAAGCAAGCACACATACACGCCAATGCCTTGGCCAAGAAGCTCAATGCCGCGGTCAAGAAGCTGGGGATGGTCTGGAAGCCCAGAGTCCACAAGAGCTTGGGGTGGCATGCTTCGGCAATCTCTGAGTGCGAGAGATGGTGCGTGACCTACGACAAGTACGGTCTGGAACCGGCTTCGTACATGGCCTTTGTCAGCCCTCCTACATTTGGATGTGCTGGTGTCTGGTCTTCTGGGAGGGGTAGTGACCCAGTGGCTGCCGTTGTCGACGCCAAGGCGAAGGGGCTCAAGGATTTGCAGGGCAAGGCCAAGCTGCTGGACATGGAGGTGGTGCCGAAATGATCAAGAAGGAAGCCGACAAGATCGGTAGGCTCATGGCCAAGCAGTTGGGTCAGGCATGGACCATTACCAAGACCAAGCATGGTCGTGGGGACTGGGAAGTCAGTGCCAAGGCGATCATCAGCACAGGACGCTGGGATGCGCACTACCACCCCGGTGGGTGTACTGGTTCCCCGGAATCCTACTACGTCACGCTTGGCCCCATTGCGAAGGGGGCCAGGATATGGACGGTAAGGCGCCCGAACCTGCGTACGGCTGTGCGTGAGCTCAAGAAGCTGGCACTGAACGAAGTCCAGACGCGAGCCAGTCTCCTCAACATGCGTTGCTGTTTCAAGGGGGTTAGAAGATCATGAGCAAGACACTGTGTTTCTTCCACAGCGCAGACAAAGACGGTCATTGTGCCGGTGCCATCGTCCGCAAGTACTTCGGTGATGATGTCGAGATGATCGGCTGGGACTATGGCGACCCATTCCCATGGGACAAGATCGATGTCCACACCGAGGTGTACATGGTGGACCTGAGCCTGCAGCCGTGGGAGGACATGGTCCGGCTGAACACCGAGACCAAGAAGTTCGTGTGGATCGACCACCACAAGTCAGCCATCACGGACTACAACGCCTACGTCGACCACGAGTCGAAGGAGTTCTATGGCGTATGGTCCACGGCCTTCGCTGCTTGTGAGCTGACCTGGCGATATCTGTACCCAGACTTCGAGATGCCTGAAGCCGTGAAGCTGATCGGCCGATACGACGTTTGGGAGTGGGCTGATACTATAGGCGCCCTTGAGTTCCAGGCCGGTCTAAGGGCCATGGAGACGCTGCCGACTGATGGCGTCTGGGCCCGCTTGCTCGATGCTAGCTCAGGCTTGTTGGTGCGCAACATCATCGATGATGGTGAAGCGATCATCCGCTACAAGGCGAAGCAGGATCGTATCCACATCGAGTCCGCTGGCTTCGAGCTGAACTGGGAAGGGCGTACTTGGTTGGCGATCAACGAGATGTTCAACAACTCGAAGCTGTTCGACTCGATGTTCGATGCCAATGTCTATGCGGGTATGCTGTGCTTCGGCTTCCGCAAAGGGAAGTGGTACGTGAGCCTGTACGCTCCGGACAAGAGTGAGAGTAGTCTCGACATGGGCGCACTCGCCAAGAAGTACGGAGGCGGCGGCCACCCAGGAGCAGCAGGATTCACTACTCTAGTTCTGCCCTTTCCGCTGGGGGAGGAGCCGTATTCCTCGGACAAGAAGATCATCGATGGCTCCATCGTTGCTGGTCAGCGCCGTGTCTACGAGAAGCAATACGGCAAGATGGATGAGCTGACGCTGTTCAGGCTCAAGCGACTAGCCATAATAGTCGGGCTGAACCCGACGTGCTTGAGCGAGGAAGAGATCATCGCTGGCATCAAGGCATTGGAGGAATCATGATCTGGGTCAGCGCAGTGTTGGGATGGGCGATTTGGATGATTGCCTACAACGCGTTCATGGTGCGCAGGCTCAAAGCCCGCAGACCAAACATGAATGGTCGGCCTATGGACCATGAGACCTTGGTACAGGTCGCAGACCAGCAAATCGCTATTCACGACAAGGCCAAGAATGTGTGGGTCGGCTGCCTCGTGGCAGCGGTCTGCGTCATCTACCTGATCCTGGAGGTGAGTCATGATTGCTCGAGCCATAGTTAGCTGTACCGTCGAGGTCGAAATCAGCGGGTGGGGTCCGGACGTTACCTTGGCTCAGATCATGAATCAGGCCTCGAGGAAGGCCGTGGACGTCCTCAGGGAGCACCTCGACGACCCCGGCATCAGGGTAGCGGCCACCAAGAGCGTGAGGGTCATGATCGTGGAGGACGAGGATGACACCTGAGGAGTGGTTAGACGATTTGGCCGAGCGCATGGGTGTGGAGCCCCGCAAACCATACCCTGAGGAGCTGGTGATGATGGTGCGGTTTGGAATCGATGACCCCGAAGTGGACATGGGGTCGGTGGCCCAGAAATTCGTCTGGGGCCGCGAGTCCGAGGACCCGTGTCATGGGTCGGTGCTGGCTGCGTTGATGGTGGCGAGACTGGAGGGGGAATGACCCAGGGAACCCATGATGTTAGTGAGCTCTGTACGAGATGTGGGCTGTGCTGTGTAGTACTGCGCGCAACCTGTGAGCTGGAGCAGGCTCAGGCACTAGCTGAATGTGCCGACATCGATGTTCTACGGGTGAGAGATGGTGCGGCACCCCACATGGAGGTTGATCCGCCTGAACACGTAGTCATGAGGTTCCCTTGTACCTTCCTCAGGGGCAGAGTCATGAAGGCAGTGAGATGTGCGGCGTATGAGGGTCCGCGTCCGCCTGTATGTGGATCATACATCTGCAAAGTAGCCTCTAAGTACGCTCTCCGGGAGATCACTCTCGATGAGGGGCTTTCACTCCTTGATTTGGCACTGATCCAGAACGATGCCACGATTTTCAATTGGATGGGGACGGAGTCCGAAGCCAAATTGGCTACGAGACACGTCATCCAGAAGCGGATCGAATCACTACGGGCTGAGGGCGTCGCTGAAGGACTGGCCCAGTATCTTGTCGCAGCGGCAATGGTGCCTAAGTACGGATTCGCGTCCCAACCCGATCTCGATTTGATGTGCATGCACCTCAGCAACTACGACGACCGTGAGCAGAGACGCGGAGAGGCGGAGTACGATCCCATCGACGAGGGAGCACTGCCCCTGTACTGTGACGAGTCCTTCATACACGAGCTCGACTCCGTGCGTGAGAGGTCCATAGCTTCTACTGCTATAAGATCAGTACTCAAGGAGCTCAGGACGCTGTTCAAGAAGGAGGACTCATGACGACGTTCAAGACGGCTGATGGCGGCGACACCTGCGCCGGTTACCGACGCATCACACCTATGATCAAGGAGCGGGCCAAGAGCGCATCGGAGCGTAAGCTGCTCCAGAAGCTCTACACGGCGGTCATGGACTTGAGAGGCGAGCGCACTGAGAGCGCCGACTACGTGTCCTACAGCATGCCGAAGTGGCTCACCGAGCTCCTCAAGGTCCGTGGCATCAAGGCTGACGGTGAGCACCACGAAGCGGCGATTGTTACCGTCGTGAAGGTGTCGCATTTGATCCGGGAGGTGCTCGGGGCATTTGATGAGCCCGTGGAGAAGATGGATGGAGACAGGGTGCGCCAGGCTCAAGCCGCAGAGGTCCAGGATGCGGACCTCGAGGGGCTCAGCCTAGAGCTCGAGGCGAAAAACTGGGAGTTGAGTACGGATCTGCGTCTGGTGCGGGGGCATCGAGAGGAGTATGGAGACATGCTTCGGGGCATGGCTGAGGGGTTTGGCTGCGCAATCGATGACGTGCCGGATCAAATCGAGAAGTTGAGGACGGAAAGCGGGGATTGGTTCACTGTCTTCAAGCAGATCTGTGAGGAGCTCGGGCTGGGGGACACGGCTGTCGTGTTCCAGGTCGTGGGTAAGATACAGGCGCTGCGCGGTGCTGAGGAGACATTCAAGGAGGAGAGGGAGGAGAGTGAGCGCCGACGAAGGTTGATCATCAAGCATAAAGGGGAGGTGGTGACGCAGGGGGCGTTCAATGCGTTGGTTGATGCCTACGACCGTACGCGTGAACAGGTCTCCGTGAAGTTGGACGCTCTTCTCAAGGGGCAGGCCAACCTCCTCAAGGGACAGATGAACCTCCTCCAGACGCAGCTGTCGCTGCTGGGCGAGTACAAACCCGCGGCTGAGGTGATGGGTGGGCTCTACCCGTTCTGGGAGGGATGTGTCGTAGCAGCAACTGGTCGGATCACAGAAGGCGGCGCTGGCTTCCCCGGCAGTGATGAGGCCAAGTTCCCGAAGCCCAACTACCTCCATGCTCGAGTTGGCGACATCGGTGTAGTGGAGGGCGTCGACAAAGATCTCCCCACGGTTCGGTTCTTCATCTCCGGGACGGCTACCATCGTTGGCAAGGAGGAGGTGATCTTTGCTGCGCCGACCCTGGACATCTACAACCTGCAGGCTGATGCAATGGCCAAGTCCATGGGCATCGTGAATGGGGCCAAGCCCCTTAGCTTCGAGGAGCCAGATGGGGAGACCTGATTACGTCAAGTGCATCCAGGACAACCGCAAGCAGGAAGATGGCCTGACCCATTCGCTTTGTGGCCGCCAGTTGGTCATGGAGTGGGCCTTCATGGATATCAGCCACGCTTTCAACACGTCCCTCTCTGAGGGGCGCTTGATGATCTGTCCAGAGTGCTCGGAGGCAGTGCGCTTAGCCATCAGGAAGCAGACCTGGGGGCTCGAGTGATCACGCGGTACTTAGACTCCTTGGCTGAGCCCGGGGGTGATGGTTCAAAGGCTCATCCCTTTAGGAGCTTTGTTGACGTGAACGCTGCCGTGGCTAAGCTCCGAGCCGCGGGCAATCATGATCAGGTGACGTGCTACGTCACGTCCGGCGTTTACCTCCGAGGAGACATCGTCTTCAACATCGATGGTGTCTCCTTGGTGGGTAGCGGCGCCAGGCTCACAACGGAGAAGCCATGACCAAAGCAGAGAGAGCGGTTTTGTCCGATGCTGCCAGCATCATCAAGCGTGCGCTCGAGGCCCGGGGCGAGGTCAGCATCCGAGGCTTCGGCAAGTTCTATCGCACTACGATCTACGTCTACGAGGATGTCCAGCCCGCGGCCGATCTCGACGAGTTCTTGCCTTCGAAGCTCAAGTCCCGAATCAGTACGCGGTTCAGGGCCTACCGCTCCTACTTCAAGCAAGTGAACCCGGAGGCGAAGTGAACCGACGATCTTTCCTGTTCGGAAAAGTAAGTTCAAGCCCTTCGAGGTATCGTGATGGGACTTCAGATGCTCGATGTAGAATACGTCCTGCCGCCGGATGCGGAGAGCGTATGGGTCACAGTCGGCAACATCTCTGTGCATGTCGAGCGTGGTGATGATGGCGTCTCCGTTACTCTGTACCCTGTGGGCAAAGAGACCGAGGCGCTGACGGAGACGCGGGCTACCTATGATGAGGCAAGGAATGTATGACCCCGCTCTAGAAACGTTCTGGCGTGAGGTCCAGAGGATGTCATTCATCGAGCGTCGACTGTGGCCTGCCATCTGGAAGGTGGGCGCAGTCGATGGTCGTATGACTCTGGACCCCATCTACACACCGGAGCAACAGCGTCTCTTTGCTATTAGGGATCAATATCTCAAGGAGGTGTATGATCACTTGCACATTGGTACAAGAGGCGTGACGCCGGGCTGTGAGCATCGGCACAAGGAGGAGGAATGAGAGTAGGTCTTCACGGATCGGCATGTAGCGACAACTTGATCATATCAGCGGAGAATGGAGTCGCTCGCCTCAAGCTGAGGGCGGCGTATCACCGTGCTGGCTTCTCGGCCACGTGCCATGAGGACTGGCTCGACTACTTCGGTGTGTCGCAGACTGCTCGTAGGACCAGATACTTCACGACGATCTTCGTCAACTGCTCGGCTCGAGAGTTCGAGGCATTGCTGTGCAACGCCCTAGACCTTGAGAACAAGGAGGTGCTGAAGTGACGAGGAAGGCTAGCGACATCCCGGTGGTTGAGTTGGTCAAGATGATTGCTAAGCTGCGCGGGATCCTGATAGAGATCAACGAGAAGATCTTCCTCATGTTTGCTGACTTGGACCAGCCCGCCGCTACGGTCACCTACAAAGACATCGACCAGCTCCTCAACGAGACCATGTTCGACGACGACCTCCACGAGGACTCGGGCCCCGAGGGAGAGCCAGTACTAGGTGAGGCGCTCATCATCGCTGAGAAGATCTTCCTCTCGTTGTTGCCGTATGCCGTATTCCTCGAAGAGATGAGGGTGCTGGAGAACCTCGGCAAGGGCAGCCTCGTGCTCAAGATCCGGGTCATGCACCATCTCGGGGAAGCGACCAAGAACAGGGTGCCGTGGACTAGGGACGTTTGGGGGAAGTTCAAGCCAATTGTCGAGAAGGTAGGAGATCACCACTTCATGATTGGAATCAAGGAGACTGACCGATGAAGGAGAGTGACGTCGACGCCGTCATGGGCGTCATCCGAGGCTACTTGACGAGCGAGTCGCTCGAAGAGTTCGTCCTCACCGCCAAGACCGTGGGCCCTGGCCCAGTACTGACTCGGGGCGCGCTTGTCACGATGACGATTCGCGTCGGAGCAAAGGGGAGCTATGCCTTGGCAGATGCAGATCAATCTAGGCAATGAAGACCCACCGAACTGGGTCTCTGTGTCACCCTCTGGGAGCAAGACACCCTACGAGTACGACACCAAGCAAGAAGCCGCGCACATGCTTGACACCTGCTATCCTGATCAGTGCAGGGAAGACAGGCTCGGTGGTGTCCCGAAGCAGACCAGGGTGATTGAGGTCATAGCGCCGAAGCCGAAGTACGCTCATGACTGTGGTGCTTGCACCTTCCTTGGGCAGAGTTCGATGGGGCTTGATCTCTACCACTGTCTCCAAATGGGCATGCACCCGACTGTGGTTGCAAGGTTTGGTGACGGGCCGGCTGAGTACACCTCCGGCATCCCCTTCGCTGGGTCCAACCCCGACATCAACGAAGCAGTGGTCAAGGCCAAGGCCCTGGGGCTCGACATAGGCCCTTCCCCAGTCCCTGCAGATGTTGAGACCACAGACGTACTCACACCCGAGATCGGTTTCAGTATGGGTGATGCTCCTACAGCAAGTAGCGTCGTCGACATGGTGCTGAAGAAGCTCAATGACCTAGGGTTCGTGGCCCCCGAGCTCTGGCACGTCCACATCGATGATCTGAAAGAGACACTACTGGGCATCAAGGAGGAGATTGATGGGTGACAAAAAGGATCATCTAGTGCGGCATGCTGGGTTGAGTCCCGGGCCCAGCTACCCGCCTCGTGACAAGGGCATGGACGAGCTCAAGAAAGTATACGACGCAGACACAATCCTCTTGAGGGACAAGGAGATCGCGCGCCTAACCGCCGAGGTCGAGCTCCTCAAGGAGCGGCGCGACTCAGATCGTGCAGTGGTCTGCACCGCCTGCTACAAGCGTATAGAACGCATGGACCGTGCCCGCTACCTGATTCACCTCCGTGTCATGGCGGACAAGTCCGAGGGAGGATAGCCATGAGTGGTCGGCATGACTTGCCTCGTGGCATGAGAGGCGAGCACTTCGGAGCTGAGGGTGATGGTGAGCGGCCGCCCCCAAGAAAGTCATCGGACACCGATACCGTTGCTCGCCTTCAACGGGAGCGAAACGAGTGGGAGAAGGCCGCGAAGAGGTTGGAGTCAGAGAGTGTGACTCACTATGCCGAGTTGAAACAGGCCAAGCTGGCGCGGGACGAGGCAGTGAAAGAGGCAGACGAATCCGGCGAGGCGTGGCAGAGGCGCGAAGACGAAGCCATGGACTCAATCGATGCCCTTCGTGGACAACGTGACCGCCTACTCGAAGAGGGTCGCAAGGCGGATACGGAGCGCACCGCCCTCCACTCTGAGATCAAGCGGCTCAAGGCACAGCAGGCTGCCGTTGCGAAGAACCTCGGCACGACCCCAAACGACTCCCTGTGGGAGCAGAGTGCCTACATCATGCGCCGTGCAACGAACGCCGAGGCTGAGGTGAAGCACCTACAAGGCTTGCTGACTGCGCATCGGCTCCTTTGTCTTCTTGGTCCGTCTGCAGACGATGATGAGCCGTGCTCATCGTTGCGGTGGGACGGCAAGAAGTGGCAGTGCGTCGCATTGGAGGGGACTGATGTCTGCTGATGATCGTGCCGAGGCCATGTACCGTGCAGTCGTCAAAGCAAAGGGTGCCGAGCTCAACGAGTCTGAGCGTACTCAACTCGTGGCAGCGATAATCTATGCCGAGGCTGAGTCCGCCCCTGCACGGATCAAATCGCTCGAGGCAGAGGTGGAGCGACAGCGAGGAATCAAGCTCCGCATCGCAGCCAGATTAGTGTGGGCGAAGGACCTGCTGGAGACGATTCGGTCCGACGGTTACGAACACCGACAAGAAGCGGCGATCCTTATGCACCATGTCCAGCATTGTGACGAGGAGGAAGACGACAACGGCATGTGCATGTGCGGACGAGCTATTGCAGAAGCCCTGGGCATGAAGCACCGCGAGATCGCTGCCCTTCGTGCTGAGGTGAAGCAGTTGGAGTGGGTGGCTGATGCCATTCGGCGATGGCCCAACAACAAACGCCTGGCGAATGAGATCCAGCGGCTGGAGGGGCTGATTGGGCGGTTGGTGTCGGACATCGGTGAAGTGCTGCCGAGAGAACTAGCTGATCGGATTACGGCTCGCATCCGTGCGGCTACGGTCAAGAAAGGTGGCGGAGATGGCCCATGACGACGAAGCCGGGACTCTTCGAGGGGTTGCTAGGCTCTCTATCGATCTAGCGAGGGACGTGCGGAGGTGCTTCAACGCTCTCCATAGCGAGATCAAGCAGCTGCGGGGGCTGTTGCGTTGTGCAGTGACGCGCAACTCATGTGGCACTGATACGTGGATGGAGGGTTCAAGCTGCCCTTGTCCATCTTGCCAAGCATGGCTGTCGAGTGCGAAGGACGGAGGCAAGTGATGGGTGATCTATGTGCTAAATGTGGTGGGATGCGCTGGCCGCCACGGGGTTCTACTGAGTCGTCCTGCTCCTGCTCGTCGATTCCTCCCTGTGCTGGTTGTGCCACCCTCCGCATCGAGGTGAAGCATGTGGAGCACGCCGCACAGCGTGAACGTGAGCGTCATGCCAAAGTCTGCGACGACTGTCCAGATCGTGGGAAGTCTTCCGAGGTGGTGCGGTTGCAAGGGCTGCTGGACGAGGAGAAGCAGCGCCGGAACGCTCACGTCTGCCCTCACTGCAAAGAGCACACGGGGGATGTGGAGCCGGAGTGGAAGGGGCAGCGGCAGACATGCCCAATACACGGCACCGAGGCCCCGTGCCCGGAGTGTCTTCGCAGGGCGATGCGGGGCGCCCTGGCCGAGGACGGGTTCGCGATGGCTAGGAGGAACTGCCGGAAGTGTGGGGGTGAACTCTGGACCGATCACGAGAGGGAGAGTGGGTTCTGTCCGATGTGTGACCCGGTTGTGATAGCAGCACGCAAGCGGATAGACGACGCCCTAAAATGTCTTGATGAAAACCCAGCCTTGCACGCCGAGCTTGCCACCCTCCGCGCCGCAGCCTTCCCCGGAGACGGGGAGTGGACCAGGAAGCCGGCGCCAGAGGACGGGTGGTATGTAACGAGCTGGACATCCGACAGGGAACGGCGCTCCTTGCTGCACTACTGGGAAGATATGCTGCCCCCTGGATCGACCGGTGTCCGTTGGTCCGTCCCTGTCCCTGTCGACAAGCTGCCGCCCGTGCCGGAGGGATGCCACGAAACAGGTACAAGATTCATGGAGGGAAACCATGGTAAGTGAAGAGCAGATCGAAAGTCTGGTAGAAGAGCTCCGCGTCATGATGGCTACGTCTCGTGTGTCCATGGGGACCAGAACTGGCCAGTACGAGAAGCTCTGTACCTTGGCAGGTGTTGAGCCGTCGCTGTTCTCCTGGAACGAAGTCGTCGTCATGATCGAGCAGAAGCTCATGCCACAACCGAGTCGGACCGTTACGCTATCCGATTACGCGGAAGCCATGCGTAGTCGTGTCTCAGACCTCGAGGCGCGTCTCCGGGACCAGGACCAAGACACAGTGACGGAGTCCGCGGACCCCGAAACGAAGGTATTCCGGGCGGTGAGTGATCTCCACCTACTGGGAATCGTGGTGAAAGACGGTGGTTACGGTTCTGTGTCCTCGATGATCAAGGACGCCGCTGACCTACTGGTAAAGGAGCTGCCATGCTCCCCGGGGTGTCGAGGCGTGACCGCGTTCGCGACTGAGGTCCCTGCTGGGTTCGTACACGTCAAGCGTTGTGATGCGTGCGATAAGTTCGAGAGCAACGAAGAAGCTGCGGAATCGATCACCAAGCACGTGTTCCACTACTGCACCGACTGCGGGCGTGTCTCCCTTAGCCCGTGCTCGGAGACAGCCCTCGGGGGGCACATCATTCGTCAACATCGAGACAATGTCGTAGTCGTCATCACAGAAGCCGCGGCACGAGAAGCCGGGCTAACGACGGGGAGGGGCTAGGAATGAACGGCGATGGACAGACCATACCGGGCGCCAAAGCGACCCCGGAAGTCACGCTACCCCTATTGCTGTTCCGGATCGACCAGCTCGTGGAGTATGTCACTGGGCTTGGTGCCTCCTGGAAGCAGTTCAGCGAGGAGCAGACCCGCAGGTTCGAGGCCCTGATGGAGAACATGCCGAACTTCGGGGCTGAGGCCGTGAAGGAGCAGAACCGCTTCAACGCAGAAGATCGTATCCGTCAGTACAGGGACAACATGGCCTATGAGTTGTTCAAGACGGCTGTGGAAATGCCGAGCTACGATACCGTGATCGAGAGCCCCAGGGACTTGGCCAAGAGGTGCTGGGGCTTGGCTGAGGAGTTCGTGCGTGAGTACCCAGAGGGGGAAAAGGCTACGTGAACACCCTGATCACCTACCCTCGCACAGGTACGTACTGGACACGTCACCGCATCCAGATCTTCAGGCAGCTGTACACAGCGGGTGGTAGGGACCGGCCGAATGCGAACTTCTCTCATGGACCTTACCATCCTCGGTTCCATGACTGTGACGGCCCAATGGACATCCTGCCCGGCAAGTGGTTCGCCATGATGCGGGATGCTAAGCAGTGTGTGGTGTCGAACTGGCATTGGATCAAGACTCGTAGTACGCTCAACCACCCGGACTACGAGACTCTTGAAGCCTATGCAGTCTACGGGGCTAAGAGGTACGCCCACTACCTGAACTGGCTCGCTGGGTTGGACCTCGAGGACGTGTATGCCTACGAAGATGCTGGGACGGAGCAGTTCGTTCGGACAGAGATACCTAGGCTGTTGGGTATCGACTTCGAGCCAGATGATGATCTTGTGGCCAAGGTCATGCTTGAGGGCGCTGCAAAGATAAACCTGGTTGGGGCCGATCATGACACTGTCCCAGCGAAGCTCCTCGAGGTCATCGACGACGTGATCTGGGGTGAGGTGCGTAACAAACGTTACCAGGAACGCTACCTGAAGGAGGGACTATGAGCGAGCAGAGCCTCTACGAAGAGCTGATCGAAGCCCGGCAGTGCCACCAAGAGACCTTGCTCCGTGCTCAAGCAGCGGAACGGGATGCGGCTACTGCTAGAGCAGAGAGTCGTAGCGAAGTGCTGAGGCGAGTGGCCGCTGAAGAACGAGCCGACGATTGGGTTGAGAAGACCCGTGCGGCAGAGAAGAGGTGTGGCGCCCTTCGCATCAAGGTCAATGAGCTCTCAGCAAAGGGCAACGTCTTGGGGAAGCCTCATGCCCGCGCAGATACCCTCGCTGCTGAGGTTGATGAGCTGCGTGAGAAAGTAGGCATGCTGGGCGAAGAGATCATGAAGGCAGTAACGTGTCTCGAGGCCCTGGTTGGCTATCACTGCTTGCCCTCTAAGGGCGAGTCGAAGCTGTTGGGGCTAGTGGGCCTCGTCAAGCTCAAGTATGAACAGGCTATCGAGGATCGCGCCGCGATCCACAAGTCCTTCGGCGTTTGTCCGCACTGCATCAAGGCCATGACGTACTGTAGCTGCGGTAAGACTCCCTGATCTTGCTATAAGAGCAATAGCGAAAGGGGAGTTACATGATCAACGAGGCCACGATTCTGACTATGTGTTGCGTAGTACTGGAGTCCCGTCTTCGGACGCTTCACAAAACAGTGAGGTCCTATCAGCGGCAGGGGTATTTCACCACGCTTCGACGTATCGAGGCGGATGGCGGGTGCCTGCACAACTGGATTGAGGAGGTCGAGGGGCTGTATCCCCTCGAGGACTTGGACCGCTGGACAAATCTGGTCCACGCCGCAGATAAGTGGCTGGACAAAGTCGCCTACGGGCTCGTAGACGACAAGGGTGCCAAAGCCCCGGAGTGGGCCCAAGTCCGGAGTGAACTCATGGATCATCACCCCCAAGACCTCTGGGTGGGGGCGTGGTGATGGCGAACTCAAGCTATCGGCTCGAGCCCCCTGAGGACCCACGGATCTGCATGGAGATGTGGAGGAGCATCGCCATCCACCGTTTCGGCGTCATTGCTGAGCGCAGGGAGTGCTTTGACACATCTCCCGTCATGGTGCCGTTCTGGTACTACGCCACTGACCGGATCGAGATGTTCCCGGACTGGCTGGTTCGGGCCGTCTACGCGAAGTGGCTGGTGGAGATGCTTGGTTCGTAGCTCTTACCGACACGGCCCCCTCCTGGGGCCCTCTGTCATTAGATCATTATGGGGTATAAGAACGGTGAAAGGAGATCATTATATGCCCAAGAACTATGTGGCCATAAGTGAGCCCGTGTTCAAGGCTCTAGGGGCAGCGGCAGACGACGCCGCCAGCACCATGAGCGGGCTGTACCAGGGCCGCCTCATGAAGCATATCGAGAAAGTTCGGAACAGTGGGAGAGTGGTGTCGAACGCCGCGTTCGACGCTATGTATTCCATGGACAACAACACAGCGCGGGAGAAGCTCGATGGCGTTGAGCAAGCCAAGGCGACCAAGGAGGCCAAGGCCGCGAAGAAGGAGACCAAGGCCGCCACAGAGGCCTCGATCTACTACAACTACCTTCGTGGTAGGACGGGTACTGACGATCACCTGAGCGGCTCCTCCACTCAGCTGGACTACGCCGTGGCTCGGGCCATCGGTGAGCGTGATGCCGCCAACGACCACCGGCTCCGTACCAAAGCAGAGGTCGTCAAGGAGGTCAAGCGCCTCCTGGAGGAGTAATGGACTGCAAATGCGGCGCGCCTATCCAGCTCGGTGAGGCTACATGTCCCCAATGCTTGGACGCTAAGCTCAAGGACATCCAGGACGCCGCTTGCTCCTTCTGTGGAAAGTCTACTCTCGATGACGAGCGGTTCGAGCTGATACTGGCGGTGGAGGACATGGAAATCGAGCTGGAGAGGGCTCGGGACACCAAAGACCCTGACCCAGAGAAGGTTGCTGCGGCGGAGGACGAGCTCGCTCTTCGAGTTCAGAAGCTGGAGGCCCATGAACTGTCACGATGATCCTCGAGCGTGTGAGCGGCTGCGCTCCATGCACCAATGCCCAAACAACTGCTCCTCCCCGGAGCGGGTCGCACCGACACCGTCGGCACCGCTGACACCGCCACAGAAGAGGCTCAGAGAGCGCGAGGCCCAATCCATATTGGGCAAGTGGCAGGAGCTCCGAACAATTCCGTGGTTGACTGACGCCGACGAGTAGCTCGAAACATCCCAGGCTTCCACTCGGAAGCCTTCTCCTTAGATCGGTATAAGACAAGCAAGGAGACCCAATGAAGATCTATACCTATGTTGAACTCCGAGAGAAGGGGTTCAACAACGACTCATGCGTGCGAAATCGACTCTTGCACTGCATGAGCAAGGGCGACAGGCTCTTCGTGTTCGTGGACCCGTGTAGTGACAGTGGGGCGAGGATCGTCTTCTGGTCGGCGAATGACGATGCGCCTGTGCTTGGCAAGGAGGACCCGAGATGGGGCACGCTCCTCGGGGAGCTGGACCTCGAGTCCACCAAGAAGTTGCTCTGCGAATAGGCCCCAGAGTTGGTACAAGACCTTCGAGCTAGGACCCTAGCTCAGGAAAGGAGCAGGATGAATGATGGAGCTACGAAGCGTTCCCAGGGAAGAGGCAGAAGCCCACGTCGCAGCTGGTGGCGGGGCCTTCTTCCTCCTGGACCGGACCGGGGATTCAAAGACGGTCTGGGATCCGACTCGTCCCGCCGAGGTGGAGGCGGCTCAGGCTCAGTTCAACAAGCTCGTCACCTGCCCGGCTCCCGGCGAAAAGCCGTACTCCGCGTTCCGGGCCACGGCGGACGGAGAGAAGTCCTCCCAGAAGATGACCAAGTTCGACCCGAAGGCGGGGGCAGTGATCCTGGTACCACCGATGGCCGGAGGCTGAGGACACCAAGCGTCACGGTCTACACGGAGTCGGTATCCACTGATCTGGACGGGGCATCTCACCACGTCTTCAGGGATCGACACGGCAACACGTACCATGTCGACAACTCGGCGCTGCTCCGGGACTTGAGACAGTTCATCGGCCAACCCCAGACACCGGAGGTGCTCGTGGACGTTGAGCGTGTCATTCAGGAACAGATGTGGACGAGCTGGGTGACGGCGGGGTCCGCCAATGGCTTCGTTGTGGATCGCTCCAGCGTCGATGTGTGGGCGACCTTCTCCAATGGTAGTGCATCGAGCAGCTCAGTCACTCTCAATATTGACGACAGCACGTCCGGCCCCCTGTTCCCCTTGTTCCAGGCCACATCCGACAACACCCCGCCGTTCTGGCAGGACTGGGCTGCCAACCCTCAGCACATGTCTCATGGTCGTCGTGTCCCGATGGACCCGCCCTTCCCTTCGTTCTCGGAGACAGAGGAGGAGAAGGCGCAGCGCATCATCCGTCGGCAGCAGGAGCGCGAGCGCTGGGAGATAGAGCGTCTACAGCGGGATGTCGAGCTCAAGGCCTCCCAGATACAGGCGGCTGCCCTTCTGGACTCGCTTCTGGATGAGGTGCAGCAGGCTTCCTTGCAAGAGGAGGACTGGTTCTTGGTCATGGGCAGTTCGGGGAACGTCTACAGGCTGCGTAGGGGACGAATTGGGAACATTGATCTTGTCAGTCCGGAAGGCAAGATCTTGAAGACCTTCTGCGTCCACCCGGGTATCCACCTCCCGAACGCTGATGATCTCATTGCTCAGAAGCTGCATCTCGAGACCGATGAGGAATCACTCCTCAAGATCGCCAATCCCCACCATGTCTACCATGGCCAGGCTCCGGTCATCGATATCAGGAAGCATCTCAAGGCAGCATAGTCATCCTACCTCTCAGGCCCCAGTACGGGGCCATCCCTTTTAGTGGTACAAGATCTCGGAGGAGGGAGTGTAACGTGCCAAACTGTCCTCATTGCGGTGTCAAAACCAAGCTCACTTCGTGGGGCTCCACGACCTGTATGAGCTGCCGTCAGAAGCTTGTTCATACTGGCGAGATCAAATGGGAAGACAACAAACACTACTGCGGAACGTGCGGACGCCAATGCGAGACCCAATCCGGGGAGTGCCACTCCTGCTGGAGGGCTAGGGTCGGCTATGACTGAGAGGAGGTGAGGGTTATGTTCAAGCAATTCAAAGAGGCAGTTGCCCGCCAGTTCGAGGTGATGAAGGGCCATCAGCTCTTCAGGACCGACGTCGAGAAGGAATTGATGTGGCTCACGTACCTCGATAGCTTCCCCGAGGGGAGCAATCCGATGATGCGGGAGCGGACTGAGCACGACTGCCAAAGCTGCAAGTCCTTCATCCGCGCTGTGGGGAGCATGATCGCCATCATCGATGGGGAGTTGGTATCCCTGTGGGACTGTGAAGTCGACCACCCCTACGACGTAGTGGCGAAGGAGCTCAGCGAGCTTGTCAAGAGTACGTTGATCAAAAATGTGCTCTTGCATGACCAGACATCGGCAGGAGTGGACAAGAACCATCAGGACCTTGATGGGGAGGTGCTGACATGGGAGCACTTCCACATCGTCTTGCCGCAGGCCTACGTGAGCCAAGACCGAGGGGCGGTCTATGGTGAGAAGCAGTCGACGAAGGACGTCTTCGCTCGGGCCCTCAAGGAGATCAGCCTCGACGCCATTGAGACGGTGATCGAGCTCGTCGACCAGGGCTCGCTCTACCGCGGCGAGGAGCATCTCCATTCGGTGCAGGCGTTCCTCGTACTGAAGAAGTGGTACGACAAGATCGATGATGAAGAGGAGAGGGACGTCTTCGTCTGGCAGCAGGGTCAGTCGCCGGCGGTCACAAAGATCCGAAGCTCAGCCATCGGCACGTTGCTAGTCGACCTCTCAGAGGGCAAGGGCCTGGACGCATCTGTCCGCAGCTTTGAGGCGAAGGTCGCTCCGTCGAACTACAAGAGGCCAAAGGCCCTGGTCACCAAGGCGATGATCGAGAGGGCACGTAAGTTGGTGGAGGAGTTGGGCTACGGCTCAGCCCTCGGCAGGCGGTTCGCTGTCGTGGAGGACATCACCATCAACAATGTCTTGTTCGCCAATCGGGACGCGCGGCAGGCCATGAGTGCTGACGTGTTCGACGAGCTCATCTCCAGCACTAGGGATGATCCGAAGAGCCTGGAGAAAGTCGAGAAGGTGCCCATCGAGAAGTTCGTGGAGGACATCCTCCCGAAGGTGACCTCTATCGAGCTCCTCTTCGAGAACAGGCACGCAGGGAGCCTGGTCAACCTCGTGGCGCCCATGGACCCGGAGGCCCCTTCGATCTTGAAGTGGGGCAACAACTTCACGTGGAGCTACGCCGGCGATGTCGCTGACTCCATTCGTGAGCGGGTCAAAGCTCGTGGCGGCAGCATCACGGGGGAATTCCGGGCCTCGTTGGCTTGGTTCAACTCCGACGACCTCGATCTGCACCTAGTCGAGCCGGGTCCCCGTGGTGGGCGTAGCGGAGAGCACATCCACTTCTCGCACAAGAGCTCGATGAGTGGGTCCATGGGTGAGCTCGACGTCGACATGAACGTCGGCACCTCGGGGCCTCAATTCTCCCGCAACGCTGTCGAGAACATCACCTACCCGCAGCGCAGCCGGATGCTCGAGGGGCCGTACCATCTCTTCGTCAACCAGTACACCCACCGGGAGCACGAGGACGCGGGGTTCGAGGTCGAGCTTGAGTTCGGCGGTGAGACGATCACCTTTGCCTACGACCGCGAGGTACGGCCCCGCCAGAACGTTACCGTGGCGAAGTTCACCTTCTCCCACAAGGAGGGGCTGAAGATCGTCGAGTCGCTTCCCCGCCAAGACGTCTCGAAGACGCTGTGGAACCTGCCGACGCACTCGTTCCATCCAGTCACGCTGGTGATGATGAGCCCGAACCACTGGAACGGTAGGCCTGTAGGCAACCGCCACTGGTTCTTCATGCTTCAAGGGTGTACGCGAGAAGGCAGTTCTCGGGGCTTCTTCAACGAGCAGCTCTCTGATGATCTCCGAGAGCACCGTAAAGTCTTCGAGATCCTTGGTGGGAGGATGAGGACCGCGGATGAGGGAGAGCAGCTCAGCGGCCTAGGCTTCTCCTCGACACAGCGAAACAACGTGTTCGCCAAGGTCGCGGGCGCGTTCACCAGAACCATCAACATCACGTTCTAGAGGGAGTGCGAATGGGAGACGAGAAGAGTCCGTTGGGTGAGCTGAGGGAGAACATCGTTGCGGCGGCGGCTTCGGCGGTGATCGAAGCGATGACCCCTGCTCAGATGAGGAAGGTCTCGGAACAGGTCATCGAGCATACCCTCGCAGGTATCTCAACGGATCGTTACAGCAACTTGGGGCGGTTGGTGGAGGTCAAAGCCGAGGAGGTGCTCAAAGAGTATCTGGGGACTGATGACGTCAAGGCGCAGTTACGTGTGGCAGTTCGTGAGGGAGTGGACGCGGCCATGGTGCAAGTGCCAGAGGAAATCAAGGGCAAGATCATGGATATGGCCATGAAGGCTATGGTCCAAGCCTTGCCCAGACGATAACCCGGAGGAGATCTGACATGGAAATGTTCGAGAAAGCGGTCCGACTCAAGTTGAGGTTCGATACGCCCCTGGGCAGCTTGCCAGTAGAGGATGTCTGGGACCTGCCCTTGCTACCGGGAAGGGGCAAGAACGGCGGCAGGAAGGGCGGCAAGGCGTGCCTGGACGATCTGGCCAAGGTGCTCCACAAGGAGCTGCAGAGCGACGACAGCGAGAGTTTCGTCCTCAAGCGGAAGAGGACCAACGACGAGCTCCAGCTCCGCTTCGACATCGTGAAGCACGTCATCGATGTGCGGCTCGAGGAGAAGGAGAGGGCGGAGAACGTGGCGAAGGCCAAGGAGAAGAAGCAGCAGATCCTCGCGATCATCTCTGACAAGGAGACCGAGGACTTGAAGGGCAAGAGCCTCGAGGATCTGCGGGCGCTCTGCGACACTCTGTAGGTTCGGAGCGTCAAGTACTACGGCCCCCGCAAGGGGGCCATTCCTTTTAGTGGTACAAGATCAACGGAGGTAGCTATGGAGGTACTTACTGTCAAAGACGTGCTGTGGGCTGGTCCAGAACGTGGCGCTGACAACCAGCAATTCAATGTTCTGAAACGTGCCCACATCGTGAGGCTCAGTGACTACCGGATTCTCGTCTTTGGGGCAGAACCGAAAGACGTGCTTGATGGCTTCCGGGCCCTTCGTGAGAAACGCATGGAAAGGGCCCACTTCTATCGTGGGGAGGTCAGGGCTTTCGAGGCAGCGGCCGCGGAGATAGACGCACTGATCCAAAGCATCGAAGGGGAGGACGCGCCGAAGAAGCCCTTCACGAGATGCCCCTGCTGCGCGTTGGATGTAGTGTTGGCTACTGCTGTCATCTGCAAGGCGTGCGGTAAAGCAGTTCACCAAGAGTGCCAGGGCGAAGACGATCAATGCACCCGATGTGGAGGGGAAAATGAAACAGACTGAGAAAGCACTGCTAAGGGCGCTGGCGATAGGCGAAGACAGCGGCATCCAGGATGCGTACGATGCCATGATGAAAGACCATGACGTCGAGCCGGCGGTGTTCAGGCACGAGTCCGCGATCACGGGAATCCGCACTGATATCGCGGCCTTAGCGATTGACCTCGAGAAGCTCGAGGGCCGCGTCAAGAGTACGGAGATCACCCGCATCCGGCTGAAGCGAGTCGACTGGGCCTATGACGTCGTGAGTGATCGCCTCCGCAAGCTGGAGGGGTCCTTGATCCAGAAGAGGCTTGATGGTGAGCCTTCGATGCGGACCTTGGGCTACCTCAGAAGCACCGGCAAGATGAACAAGAGCGGCGAGGTCGGGTATCTGAACTCAGCCCCGATCCAGTCGAGCTACTGGGTTGTTAGGGCAGGTGAGCTCCAGCTCAAGGAGCCACTCGTACCCAAGCCCAACGATGTCTTCTTCGTGAAGTGCTTCACCGATGACGGCAAAGTCGTGTACTCGAAGGCTTGGATGTTCGATGCCGTAGACTGGCAGAGCACCGATGCACTCCAGACCCGAGACGCGCCCATGGGTGCTAGGTTCATCGAAGGCAAAGAGCTCATCGACTACGTCATGAACATCGACAAGACCGAGGACACCCACCTCTACGAGCTATTCCGTAGGATCGGTGGCTATATCAGCGATGCCGAAAAGGAAGGCTCCTTGCTCAACTCCGAGAAGGTGGAGCTTCGCCAAGTATGCGAAGGCGTCTTGGATATCGTCGATCCTGATGCCAAGTCCCGGTACGAGCTGGAGCGGATCATGGGGAAGGTGACGTGGGACCTTCTTAGCGATCAGAAGGCTGGCTTGGTCGCCATGCGAATGTCCGGGCTCATGGACACCGACTTCCGGGAGAAGCTCAACGGCATCATCCACCTCATAGACAACCTCGAGGGTTGGTACAAGGAATTTGGAGGTGAGTGATGTCCGCTATGTTCAAGTACCCCCTGGCGCTGAACTCCAGGGTGCCCCAGGTCATCGAGATGGTGCTACCCGCGAACGGGCGCCGACTCGGTAAGGACCTCGAGGACAACCCCTGTATCTGGGCCATTGCTGAGCGCGGCCGCCCGAAGGTCAAGGTGCTGATACACACGATCTGCACGGGGCAGACTATGTCCTTCGACCCTGTCGTCGCTATGTCATACCTAGGTGTCATCAAGGCGCCGGTCTCTAGCGTGGAGCCGTCCATAAACTTGATCTGGCACGTCTTCGTGGATGAGGTGGTGCCGGAATGAGCCATGAAGGATGCCAAAGGTGCGGGCAGGAGAACGTTGCCAGCGCCTCAGGGAAGGTCGCGGATGCATTCATCTTGACTTGGCCCGGAGGCAAGACCCAAGAAGGCTACGTCCCGCCCAATGGCGTCTGTGGCTTGAGGGCAGGGGACAGCCATGACTACATGGAGCTCGACTACTGCATGGCCTGTGGACAGATCCAGGGCAGTTGGCCTCTGGCCTCTGTCGTCAAGAACCTGCCGGTGCGGAAGTTCGAGTTCGCGTTGTTGTTCGGCTACGGAGAGTGGCAAACCCTGATGCCGACACAAGCCAAAACGGAGGATGAGGCTTGGGCCCGGATTCGCAGGATCGTTGAGGGCATGCCCGGTGATGGTGTCGTTGGCATTTGCTTGATGCGAGTCAGCGATGTGGAGGATGAGACATGATCAATGGTTGGTGGGTGCTATGTCCCAAGTGCCGGCACACCTGGAAGTGGCGCATCACTGCTGATCGCTACAGGCCCGTGAAGACGAAGTGCCCAAAGTGCAGAGCCATCATTGAGGAGTTCGTCGAGATCAAGGAGGAGGACGTGAAGTCACACGAAGTCAACATCCAAGAGGTCAGGGTCGTAGCAACCGACTCCAAGAAGCTGACGTTGGTCATCCAGCTCCAGAAGACCTCAGGCTTCCTGAAGCCGTTCAGGGTCGTCGTGCCCGTGGAGGTTGTGGGCTCTGACCTCCAGGCTCATGAGCTTGCGGAGCTCATTGGGGAGGAGGGCATCTTCCACGGCGGCCCTGCTCCCACCAACGCCCCGCCAAACACGTGCATGGTCTGCACAGAGCCCGGAACCCGCATCATCGATGACGTGCCCCTCTGCAACAAGCACTGGATCAAGCACCACCGCATGCGCTGGAAGGAGTGGCGCTGTGGCAAGTGCTCGCACAAGCAGGAGCAGGAGCTAGAGCACCGCACCCTTGATGATGCTTTGATGTGCCAGCACTGTGGCGCCGTGATGGGCTACTTCATCAACGACGAAGTCTTGATCATGAACGAAAAGGTGCATTCGGTCAGCGATACCGACTCCTGGTTCAAGACCGCCAGGTTCCGTGTTGGGGAGCGGGTCCGACTCGATCCGAAGCGCATTGGGGCTAAGCTCATCGAGGACAAAGGTCCCGGTGTAGTTGCGGAGATCATGCCGTCATACTCCCCGACCAAGATCGGCGTCAAGTTCGACTCGGAGAAGTACATCGAGACCCCGGAGACGAACCTCATGCCCGAAGCCGGCTGGCCCATGGTCGAGAAGAATTGTGCCTGCGGCGAGCCTGCGGGTAAGGTCCCTGAGGACGAGGCAGCACAGTGTATGGCCTGTTGGGGTGACTCTGACAGGGTCAAGAGGTCGCGGGAGCTATGCTACGCCCCCATGACCAACGACGAGTTCTTGGATCTCGTCAACGACGTCGCTGATCGTAACAAGCTAACGGTTGGCGATGAGTTCTGCTGTCGGCTCTACGCCAAGGTGATCGGCGACCCGTCTTCGCTGATATCGATGTCTGTCACTGAACGGAACAAGTTCGTACGGTTCGTCATGACCAGTCTGGCGTGGGTAGCATCCGACGAGGGGAAACTGAGAGTTGTGGAGATGGCGTGGTGGATGTCCACGTACAAGGAGCGGCTCAATGCCCGATAGCCGTTTGGTTCTGGCCAAAGCCATCCTGCGATCATACTTCACCCTTGCAGGGGGCGTGGATCATGCCGGCATGCAGGGTGTCCGCATCATGAAGGAAGAAGCTCAGAAGCATGCCGACATGGCGGCGGCTCATCGCATCGTTGCTGTCGTCTTGGGGAAGTGCTCGACTCAAAACGAGGCTTCTGAGTTCCTCGAGAGCTACGTCGCAGAGCCTCAGGGGCCGGATCGACACGTGAACTGGGGCCAGCTCTCCAAGACTCGGACCATGTCCAAGCTCTTGACGACGTACTGCATGACCGCAGTCCGGGAGTGCAACGAAATAGAGACCGAGGGCTGGTGCCAGTGCGGCCTCTATATCAGGGCCTTGTTCGAGGAGGTCTTGGGGAAGGCAAAGACATGAAACCAGGAGACTGCGTACGGATCGACCACGTCGTGGGGACTCTGTTCGGCAAGGTCCGAGAGTCCAAGGACGGCAAGAACTGCACCGAGGTCGCTGTGGACCTCAAGAACCACGTTACGATCAGTAGCGTGATAGTCCCGGAGGGCGACATCACGTACCTCGGCAGCGGATGGTGCTCGGAATGTTCCTGGCACACTGGGCCTATGGGGTGCGAGAACACCCACTCCCCAAAGTGGGGGCAGTTCCTTGGCAGTAAGGGGAGCTGCGATCAATTTGAGGCAAAGACATGAAGCGCCTCGTCATCAGGCCGGAGGGGTGGCCCTGTAAGCTAGGGGAGTGCCCCCCGGGTTTGTTCTTGCACGGTGACGGCCTCTGCTTCAAGACGGACTATGCCCCCATCAAGGGCAAAGACGTTGCGGGTAAAGTGACTTGGGAGATGGACCAGTTTGGGATCGATACCTACGTAGCTGGAGGTGATTACTTCTGCCCAGTCCTTCCTGTGGCTGTGGACATAACCATCAAGGACCTTGAGGTGCAGCCCTGCGTCTATGAATGGGAGGAGTACGATGAGTAGGAAAGCCTATTTCGTTGCCTTCATCGACTTCAAGCAAGATCCCCCTGTCGTGGTTGGCGCCGGTATCTTCGGGGAGGCGACTCCAACATCTCAACACCACACATTCTCATTGATGGATCACACCGCAGACGACTTCGGAAAGGCTGCTCAGGAGCTCCGCGACATACTCATAAAGGGCGGTGAGATGAGCATCCCCTACATGAAGTGGTGTGCTCGGCAGGTGGAGCTGGGTCAATGATCGGCTACTGGTACGCCTACATGCCCAGGGGCGAGAGGCTTGGGTACAGCATACCGGGCCTTGGCATGGAGTCAGGCGGCTACATTTACCACAATGGCGGCATCACCTACATGCCGTGGTCCTTGGATCAATTCAGTATCAGGAAGCGTTACGGCCTCCACAAGGACACGGAGGCCAAGCGCATTACGGCCCTCCTCTTCAAGGACTTCCCTCCCAAGACCGGACCAGCTACCGCCGTGGTCCGCCTCGGCGCTGCATTCATCAATCCTGAGGGCGACATCTACCCCTGTAGATCATTTGAGCACTCGGTGTTGGCTCGCCGCATCAACATTGTTCTAGAGACAGGGGACAGGTCGCACATCTTCGGAGATGAAACCCTCATGAAGCGAGGGTGGGTGCGGCTGCAGTACAACGGCCTCCACTGTTATGGAGACCTCACCCAAAGGCAGATCGATGCGTTGTGGGACATAGCCGTCGCTGCTAAGGGGACCCAGCCTAAGATGGCGACCGCCATCAACGAAAGACTTCGTAGGGAGTAGGGCCTCGGCTCTCTCCTTTTAGTGGTACAAGATCCCAGGAGGCCGACTATGTCTAATGATGAGCGAGTGGAGTCCTTGCTTCGAGCACAGGACGAGAAGATCAAAGAGCTTCAAGCTGAGCGTGAGGTGACGAAGACTGCCGTCCTCGAGTTCCTGGGGTGGTGGGGCACAAACGTGCCAAAGCTCGTTTCGTATGTCCCAGAGGCGACGTTCCATACCATTGGGTGGGAGGAGCCATCAGCCCAGCTCAATGCGCTGCGGTTTGCGATTGGAACCTCGGACAGCGCCCCGGTTCCGGCCAAGGAGACAGACAGCTTCCTTGTCGAGCTTGCGAAGAGAGCCGAGGCCGCTGCGGACGTCGTGGAGAACAACGTCGCTGTGATGCAGGCCCCTGAGTTCGTGTCCACTCCGGAGCAGTGGGTGGAGCTTCAGGAGGAGTGCATCATGTTCTGGTCGTATGCTGGGCGGCTCCAGACGAAGCTCGACTTCCTCAGGATCGGCATGGACACCTACAACGATTTTGCTGATCAAGGGAGCGAGGAATGAGGACGATCTGGGAGGACTTCGTGGTCGCTCTTCAAGAGCAGGGCTTCTACGTTCAGGCCTCTACGTATTCCATCAGGGAGGGTGGGGAGAGCTTCATACTTGGGAGTGCGCACATCATGAGGAATGTTGATGGCCCGAAGCCAGTCAGGATCAAGTGCGCTAAGTGTGATGGATACTACCTAGTTCTCCATGGCACGCCCGTTGAGAACGTAGCCGGACTCTGCTCCGGGTGTGGGGGTGAGGGATGACCAAAGCGCAAAACAGGAGAAGGTCATGAGCGTAGAAGATGTAGAGAAGCTGGTCAAGGATATGGGCGGTGAGCTCACTAGCGTCTCCGGGCCGTTGCCCGACGGGAGCGGCTTCGCCACGGCCAAGTTCCCATTGCCCGAGGACCACTGGCTGTATGCTGACCACGACAACATCCCTCCGATGGGGCTGCGCTGTACCGACCCCCAGCTGCGGCAAGAGCTGAAGAGGATCATCACGGAGGCGGGCAGGTATGCCTACCGCGGCGCCAGCCTGAACGGGAAGGAGGACGACATCGATCCTGATGCTCTCGTCAAGAACCTGTGGGTGGGCCTGCTTGGCTACTTCACCCCAGATGCTCTGACTCACGACGCCGCCGAGGATCCGAAGGACCGCTACGAGCCCAATCCTGATCCCGTGCCGCTCCGAGTCGTCGCTATCGTGAGGGGGACTTGATGGAGGGCAACAACGACAACTTTCTTCTAGCTGTGTCGCTGAAAGAGATCGGTGCTCTGTACGGCGGCTGGCTCGAGGCATTTGAGGACAGCTACGATGAACGGCGGATGACGTCACCAGGGATGTCGGAGCCGCCGGAATTTCCCTTCCTCATCGACGTGTGGTTCCACCTGCTGGGAGAGGGCGCCGACATTCGAGGGGACGACATCACGAAGAAGTTCGTCCAGGAGTTCGGATCGTGTTGGACCAAGCTCTCGGATTGGTTGGCAGAGCCGGCGCATCACTGTGTCGCTTCGGTGCCTGGGCCGGTGCTGGACTATGTTCATAGCTTGACGAAGGGTGCAGAAAATGACGGAAAACGAGATCAAGGAGTGGAAGGCTAGGATCGATGGCATGAGCCAGGAGGAGATGTGTAGGAAGTGGAGGTTCACGCCTTCGGGTGATCCGCTCATGTGCGAACCCCTGTTCCCGTACTTCAAGGCGCGGCTCAACTCCCTTGGCGGCTTCACGACTGCCATCAGCAAGAAGATTGGATGGGACAAATGAGTGACGTCGCCCTACTAGCAGAGAGGTGCGGTGCTCTGCAGGAAGAGATCAAGACGTGGGAGGCCAAAGTAGACGAGGTCGAGGCGGAGCGCGACTATTTCCGCAGGAGGATGTGGTGGGAGCGCTGGTGGGTTAGCCTCACGATCTTCGTCGTGGTCTGTTGTGTCTTGGCTGTCGCCGGGTACCCGGCGTATATGGCTCTCACAACATCATCGACGCCTACACATTGTCGGGTCATCGGCATAACGAGCTACGGCCTTTTCAGGCTTGGGGGTGTTGTACCGTGGGGATCGGACCTGACTTATGGGTACTTCACTTCGGTACCCGACGCCATGAGCGCCGCTGAAGAGCTTGGTTGTGAGGTCAGGAGTCAAAGATGATCAAGCATTGCGTAATGGAGGAGCCATGAAGGCTCTCGGGGCCATAGGCCTGTGCCTGCTCATGGTCAGTGTCGTGTGGGCTGATTGTTACATGGAGGCTAAGCAGGAGGCTCAGCGTGCGGCAGAGCTGCAGCAGTGCTGGGACTACCACCGAGACATCATGGAGCGACTCCGGGAGACTGAGAGCCCCTATGTCATGCCCTGTGTGAACTGCGTGTTGGATCGGAGTGAGACGCCGTACTGCAACAACCTCTGTGGGCCGACGCCCTATGAGGGTCTGGATGAGATCCTGACTAGGGGAGGGATGTGATGCTGAAGCCAGGGATCGATTTTCTCAAGGTGAAGCTCAACCGGCTCGTCGAGGAGATGCAGGAACTTCAACAGCATCTCGGGGAGTGGGAGACTGAGGACGTCCACGTGACACCAGCCTCCCAGGAAAAGGCGATCAAGGCCGAGATAGTGAAGGCTCTCGTCGAGCTCCTCAGCAGTGTCGGGAAGATGACGGATAGCAGCATTGGCTACGCCATCCATCGGGACGTCAGTCACGGGCCGATTCGTTACACTGGCCCCTACAAAGTCGTCATCGAGATCGTCTACAACGAGCCGGAGCTCAAGCGGATGCGCGCAGCTGGGATGCTCAAGGAGAACCCATGACCGACAAGTACCTGGCTATAGGCTTGGTCAACTTCTACACCGAGGAGGCGCCTGCTTGCACCCATCTGATCATCTGTGGGGTCTGTGGCATGGCTCGAGCATCCTGGGTCGATAAGGGATGCCCACTGTGCTTCGTAGCCGGGACCCTGGACGGCCACGCTGTATCCGCCCGCCTCAGGGTCGAACTCATGCCACAGCGTAGAGAGGAGGAGGAAGAAGAGTGATGATCGAGCAACACCAAACCATCTTCGGCGCGCCATTCGGCAACTGCTTCTCCACAGCGGTCGCTTGCATCTTCGGCGTACCCGTGGAGCAGATGCAGAACTTCATGTTCTACCCTGACGGTGAGTGGTGGGATGCCCTCAAGGCGTGGTGTGCCGAGAGAGGCTACACTCCGATCTCATTCAAGGTGGGGAGCGAGGACCTCCTGGAGCACTGCCCCGACGTTTTATGCGTCGCATCGGGCCCTTGTGTTCGGGGCCTGGACCATTCCGTGGTCTGGAAGGGTGCCGAGATGATCTGGGACCCCAACCCCGATGGGACTGGCATCGAGTCCATCAACGACGTCGTCTTCTTTATCAAGAACGATCCTACACTGACCCCCCTCGCGGATTTCATTGGCTCGCACATCAGGGAGCGCCTCGAGGAGGGCAGCATCATGCGCGCGGCCCTGGAGGAGCTCGGGTATCTGAAGCCTAAGACCCAGGATTCGGGCCCGGACCACTTCACAGTACCGAAAACAGGCCGTTTTCGTAACACCCCTTCCGTAGAAATTCCGTTTCGAGTGAAAGGAGGCGATTCCGATGTGCCCACACTGCTTGATGATGATTCTGGTGGGGATAGGCGCTTTAGTGGGGATTCTGCTCCCGTGGATGAAGCCCAGGATTCAGAGGTGGCTAAGGCGCAGAACATCGCTATGGCCAACGAAATCGTCGACGCCCTCACAGACGCCTGCACCTGCCCCGAGGCCTGTGTCGCACACGACCACCACGACGCCTTCATCAAGTTCCAGATCGAGCCCAAACCAGAACGACTGAGTTGCACCCCCAGCAGCGTAGATTACATGAACAAGGAGACAAGGGCGCACCTAGCCTCGCTTGGATTGGTCAACCCGTTGGGGGTCGTGACGCCCGACGCTGTCACTGGTTCGGAAGCGGTGCTGAAGATGCTTGGCCCCATTGATTCGGACAATCCCCTAGCCAAGAAGATCACATCGTTGCGTGACCCCACGAGTACGGCGAAGGCCAATGCTCGAGTTCATCCTCCGGAGGAGGGTATGGAGGATGTCGTCAAGCGGCTAGTGAAGCCGCCCAAGATCGATGTCCCGTTCCGTCTCATCTCTAGCGACTCTCCTGAGGACGAGAAAGGGGAATGATGATGGACGATCTTCCGCTGAGCCACTGGACTAGGGCCCAACTCCAGTCGTACCTGGAGAACCGAGGCTTTGCTGTCTATGACAGTGAGCCGACTACAGTGTTGATGGAAGCCGTTCGGCTAGACCTAGAGGAGGTAGCGAAAGAAGGAGGGTGCTGATGAAGAACGGGAAGTCTCAGTGCAAGGACATCCCGACCCGCCCCATCCTAGAGTTCCTTGCGAAGCGCGGCGGCATTGGGTGCGTCTGGTGGGAGCTTTCGTATCCAAGCTTCGCGAGGTCTGTGAGGACTGTCATGCCGCCAGTCCCAGACAATCTGGCCTTGGCCAAGATGCGGCAGCTCATGCGTAAGGGATTGGTGAGTGGCTGCGGCTGCGGTTGCAGGGGGGATTTTGAGCTTACGGAAAAGGGGCGCATACGACTAAGGAGATGTGATGGACGCCAAGACGCAGAGTCGGAAGGACACCCAGGAGCATAGAGCCTGGGTTGCCAAGTACATCATGATCATCGTCACAGACCTCATTGAGAGAGCCCGCCTCCATGATGTCTCGAAGACAGAGGAGCCGGAGCTTTCGATCTTCGCGGAGTGGGGCCCGAAGCTGAAGGAGATGGAGTACGGCTCGGTCGCGTACACAGCCGCCTTGAAGGAGATGGGCGTTGCCCTCCAGCACCACTACGAAGTGAACCGTCACCACCCAGAGCACTTCGCCGCCAATGTTCGGGGCATGAACATCGTCGACTTCGTGGAGATGATCTGTGACTGGAAGGCGGCCTCACTGCGTATGAAGAATGGCGACTTCCAGCAGAGCCTCGACAAGAACAGCCACCGGTTCCTTCTCAACCCTGGGGTCATTGCCCTCGTCATGAATACTGCGCAGCTCTTCGAGGACGAGGATGAGTGACACGTTCACGTTCGACGAAGTCGATGTCCTGCGTGACACCGGCAAGGCTTTCTTGGTCTGGGTCGATGACTTGGGTGATGAAGTCTGGATACCGAAGGAGGCCATCGATGACGATGCCAGTGAGGTGCATGAGGAAGGTGACACCGGTGTTCTCGTCGTAGAGGGTTGGTTGGCCCGTAAGGAGGGTTGGTAATGCGGATCGTTGCAGAGGATGGAACCGTAGTCACTCAAGTACTCTTCGATGAAGTCATTCGTATGTCCAATTCGGAGCGGGCCGATATGGCTAAGCTCGTGAAGCGGTCCAGGGAGCTAGAGGCGTCGGCCAAGGCCGTCACCAGGGCCATGCAGGACAGCCTTACCCAAGCCATCAACACGGTTCGCGAGAATTTGGACAAGGCCAGGGCGGAGGAGAAGTCCATTGACCTAGGTAACTCTCATCCCCTCAAGATCAAGTGGCGGCATCGGCGTAAGGCTTTTCAGGAGGTCCTCCGTCTTCTGGAGGGTGAGTCCGCGTCGGACCGTATCACTGCTCGGGAGCTCAGGGCCGTTGGGATCGAGGTCGCAGACGACATTCCGGACTGGGCCTGGATCCGTCGAGAAGCCTTCAGACCCCATGACTGCGAGCTGCACTACCAAGAGGGCGTCGATGTAGGTGTCGTGAAGGGTGTCGTCCTCTTCGACATCATGGAGCCGTTCCAGTGGGAGCCCTACAGGAAGGGGACGGGATGAAGTGGAACGATGGTGTGAGAGAGACGCATGAGGGTCGACACCTCTTCCTCCGTCGCATGAAGGCGTTCTTGATCGACTATCCAGCCCGGGACGAGTGGGGGAACTATGCCGACGGCCGTGCCTCAGCATGGTGCTACGGCTTCGCTCGAGGACTCTACTTCAGGGACGCCGAGCTTCATATGGAAGAGGTCCGGCGCCGAGTCGCAGAGGGCCGTCGGAAGTACCCCGGTCTGTTGGAGGCGTTCGAGGAGTACCTAAACTCGCCTGCGATGCACAGCATGGCTCCTCAAATCCTGCCGCCTAGATGTGTTGACCCTGAGGATACGTAAGATCAGGAGGCGCAAGCCTCCTTATTAGATCGGTACAAGATCAGTAGCGACGAATATTGCCCTAATGGTGGGCTGCAGCGTCGCAGAAAGGAG